CTAGCATTTTTCTCCTCCTAACTGATTGACTTGCAATAAGGTTAGCAATTCTTGATAATTGCTGACTTCATAGGTTGGTTTAGCACTAGTGTGATTTTCTAGCCCCTGTGGATTGTACCAAACAGTGTCAATTCCTGCATTATTGCCACCTTGAACATCTGCTGTCAGACTATCGCCAATCATTAAGGCTCTTTCTTTGGTAAAACCTGTAATCTGCTCTGCTATTTTGTCATAAAAGAGAGCCTCAGGCTTTTTGGTCCCCATTTGTTCAGAAATAAAGATTTCCTTGAAAAAAGGTTGGATGGGTGAATGAGCCATCCGATTTTCCTGAATATAGGTCACACCATTTGTTGCTCCATAAAGCTCATAACCTAGAGCTGTCAGCTCCTGCAATAACTCTACAGCCCCCTCAAATGTCTGCCCCTGTTGGCTAATGAATTTCTGGTACAGAAGCGCCATTTCTCTGCCATCTACCTCACGACCAAAATGGGCAAAAGCTCGGGAAAAACGTGTGTTGATTAAATCAAGCTTGCTGATTTTTCCCTGCTCCAAATCCTTCCACATAGCCTGATTCATCGGTTTATAATAGGCTTTAAAGCTCGCCATATCTGTTACTTCCATAGCTTCCAAAAACTGGGTTAAGGCTACTTCCTCCCCTGCTGCAAAATCCAACAAGGTATGGTCAAGGTCGAATAGTAGAAATTTGTAATACAATTTTAAGTTTTTCCTTTCTAGGGGTGTGCAAGGCGGTAAAAAGGGTGTGCATAATAGAACAATTCAAGTATCATTATACCATATTACACAAAGAAAATTGCCTATTTTATAAATAGCTGACCCGCTCTAGGTATACATACATTCGCCATTTTCTAGCTTTCATTTCTTCAAAAAATAAAGAGTGATGAGGAAATCAAATGATAATTTCCTGACCACTCTTGAAGGTGAAAATAGCTGATTTTTCTTTGGTAATGATGACTTGCTCAACCATGGTATTCCAAAGTTTTTCGTCAAAAGCTGTAAGAAGACATTGCTGATGAGTAAAGGTGTCAATGACATCCTTGACCTTTACTGCTCGTTTTTGTTTATCCGCTTTCTCAACTTTTAGTCGTTCAAGTTCGGCTTTTTTCTCCTCATACTGACTTGCCAATTGATTATAGGTGTTTTGGTAGCTTGTCTGGTCTTGAATCGTTCTAGTATTGTCACTGATGAGTTGCTCCACCTCACTCGTCAAATCGGTTAGTTCTGTTTCAAGCCTTGAAATCTCACTATCCAATTCACTTGTGTTAGCTACCACCTTCCGCAATGCTTCAAGATTAGCTAGTATCTCTGCCTTGTTTTCAATGACTTGATTCATCGCTTCAATGAACCATTGCTTCACTTCATTTTCTATGACATGCGGTGTTTTACACTTTTTGTCCCCATCATACTTGTGATTACAGCGATAAACTACTCGTCGGTACTTACTATTGGAATGCCAGACCTTACTACCAAAAGCTGCCCCACAACTCTCACAGATCAGTTTTCCTGAAAAGAGCGTCTTGGAACTTTTGCGTTGTTTTTGTTTGACAAACTCTACTTGAACCAATTCAAATACTTCTTTTTCAATAATGGCTTCATGGTTGTTCTCAACATAGTACTGTGGTAACTCGCCTTCATTAACTTTAGTTGATTTTGTGAGGAAGTCAGTGACGAAAGTTTTCTGCAGAAGGGCATCACCCTTGTACTTTTCATTTTGGAGAATCCGTTTAATCGTTCCAAACGTCCACTTAGTCTTTCCCATAGGGGTAAGAATGCCTTTCTCAGTCAATGACTTGGCTATAGTGTTACAATTCTTACCTGTCAAAAACTCATGGAAAATATAGCGAACTAGTTTAGCTTCTTCTTGGTTCACCACTAACTCCCCATGTTCACCACGTTGAAAACCAAGAGTGCTCTTAAAGGGAATACTGACCTTTCCTCGTTCGAACTGCTTGCGTTTCCCCCATTTGACATTTTCAGAAATAGAGCGACTCTCCTCCTGCGCTAAACTTGACATAATGGTGATGAGCAACTCCCCTTTAGAATCAAATGTCCAAATATTCTCCTTCTCAAAGTAAATCTCAACTCCGTGCTCTTTTAACTTCCGAACAGTAGATAGTGAGTCTACAGTATTTCTGGCAAATCGACTAACAGACTTAGTAATGATGAGGTCAATTTTTCCATCCAAGGCATCATTAATCATTTCCTTGAAGCCCATCCGTGATTTTGTATTGGTTCCTGTAATCCCCTCATCTGAATACATTTTGACGAACTCCCAATCAATACGACTGTTAATGTAATCCGTATAGTACTTCATTTGAGCTTCATACGATGTCGCTTGTTCTTCATGGTCTGTTGATACCCTAGCATAGCCTGCAACTCTTCGCCTAGTGAATACTGAGGTTTCTTCTACTTGGTGAACAGGTCTAGCAGGTTCAATGGTAATGACTTTCTTCATTTCAATTGTCCTCGCTTAAGTGTTAGTATTTGAATGTTGTCGTCGTCAAAATAGAGTGTGACTTGATTTGAACTAGAATCAAACATAACCTTTTGAATGCTACCGAGATAATCTCCTAGTTGTTCCTTAACTGTCCGTACCAAACGACGCTCTGATAAGGTTTTACTTGGGCAAGTTGATATACCGTATTGTTGCCGTGTACGACAATTATAGCGATACCCAAACTTCTTCTCCTTTGTAATAAGCATATCTCGTCCGCATTGCTGACAAAAGACCTTGTCTTTAAAAAAGGCATCGTCATAACACTTCCGATAACACCGTCCTTTTGAACGAATTTTCTTTTCAGCTTGAGCTTTATCAAAGAGTTCCTTACTGATAATGGCTTCATGGGCATTGTCTACGATGTATTTCGTCCGTTGACCTGTATTTCGTTTTGGACTTCGGTTGAAATCATTTCGGTAAGTTTTCTGTAAAACCAATCGACCAAAATAAGCTTCTTGTTTGAAGAACTCATAAAGAATACTCTTAGTGAAAATGTTCCCTAGTCGAGTTGTCTCACCCATATCATTCAATTTCTTTGCGATGGATGGGACACCTAGCCCATCCAAATACCAAGTGAAAACCTTTCTCACGATTTCAGCTTCATGTGGTTTAATGATGTACTTTTCACCATTCCAACGGTAGCCATAAATAGCTTGAGGAATGTAAGGTAATCCTTGTTTGAACCGCTCCTTTACTCTCCATTTGATATTTTGGCTAAGTGAGGTTGACTCTTCTTGTGCAAAGGATGCTAACAATGTCAAAAGTAATTCACCATCAACCGATAAAGTACGGATGTTCTCCTTTTCAAAAACAACCTCAATTTCGAGACGTCTTAACTCACGAACCGTTTCCAGTAATTCAAGAGTGTTTCGACCAAACCGTGAAATAGATTTAGTTAGAATACAGTTGATTTTTCCATTCCTACAATCTGAAATAAGTCTTCTAAACTCAGGTCGCTCCTTTTGAGACTTTCCACTTATGGCAAAGTCCGCATAAACTCCTACAAACTCCCATTCTCTTTTATTTTGAATGAAGTCATTGTAGTAGCTTACCTGATTTGAAAATGAATGTTCCAAATTACTATGTGAAACACGAATGTAGGCTGCTACTTTCTTTTTTGATTGAAAGGGAGAAACCCTCTGTTGTATTTTAGTAACTGTCTTCAATTAATACAACTCCTTTCCGATTACATATTCACTCTAAATCCGCTATTTATCCAGTATTTAGCCCACTAATTGGCTAATAAAGGGCTGGTATTTTTGAAGGATTATTTGCTGAAATTGCTCGTATTCTTCTTGTGTAATCAGCTGTTGCTGCCAGAGTTTATGAGCTTGCTTTAGGGATAATTGGTAAGTCAGCTCATTCTGATACAACTTTTTCATCTTGAGAACCTCCAAATCGATTAGTGATATAACACTGGTGCGAGCAATACTTTCTCTTCTGTTTTCCATAAGAAGTGAAAAATTGTTGACAACCAACACAGGTATATTCAGAGTAAGCTTTTCGATTGACCTTCTCTTGGTGAGTGTTCCACCACTTCAAGCGACAAGTATCTGAACAGTATTTCTTTTTCTTCTTTCCAAAAATATGCGTCAAAGGCTTTGAGCAAACCGGACAATAATCGCATGATATCTTAGCTGAATTTGTTTTTTGCGATATCAATCCTTCTCTTCGACAGAATGATTTAATCGTATTAACAGAGATGGAAAGCTTATGGCTAATCGCTTTATAGCCCAAGCCATCTTGACGTAATTGCTTAATGGCAAATTGTTGTTCTGGGGTCATCTCATTCCTCCTTCTACCTACTAGGGGAACTTGTAAATAGTTTAGTCCAAAATAACTAACATTATTTTTCCCCTCCTACCTTACTAGGTAAGTTTCAAAGGAAATTTTCCGCACTTTTGAGAAAAAAGTTCAAAAAAATAAATCCTGATGTTTCCACCAGGCTCTAAAAAGAGTTATGAAATTCTAAACCAACCGATGACTTTCCCAAGCTTCACAGTACCTGACGCATCATAGAGCGAGCCATCTGCCATAAAGACTCGTTTCACACGACGAGTGATTCCACCACCACCGATTTCCAATTGGTCGTTGATGCCATTATGATTATGATCAGAATACCCATCGACATTCTGTTCCACACCGTCAATACTTTCTCCGTCTGAATCCGTCACACAAATCCCAATATGACCAAATGGTTGTCCTACGGTGTCAATGACGTAGAAATCACCTGCTTTGGGATTAACTCCCCAAGCATCGTAGATAACTTGAAAACCATTGGATTGTGCCTTCTTCAAACAATCAATCGCATTGGTGTAAGACATGTTCTTATCGGTCAGCTCCTGCACAATCTTATCCACTAAAGCCACACACTGCCCACCATAGGGATTGGTTGGTACAGTGACTTTCTGACCAACCTTAGATAAGGATGACGCAACCACACGACTGGCCATACTGGTTGGAAGGCTACTCGTTGAAGATAAGCCTTTGTTTACCTTCAATGTTTGTCCAACTTTTAGAATGTCGGTTTTCTTCAAACCATTTACCGCAAGTAGACCATCAACCGTAAGACCAAACTTCCGGGCAATCCCATAATAGGTATCTCCCTTTTGTGCTGTATAGGTTTGTTCAGAATGTCCAAGGCTTGTGCCTGCGACATCCTGCTCCAGCACCCATGACTTGATACCACCCAACAGATAGGCTCTCTTGCTGCTGGACTGGTGAACATTCTTCACTTGGAGGATGTTGTAGGTGCGTCCCTTGACCCAATTAGTGATTTTCTGACCTGTTTGATAATGAGTCGCATGATCAAGCACACGAACACGATCCCCAACGTGATAGGTAGGGCTAGTAGAAGAATTGGGGCTTCGTCCTTGGTTACTGGGAGGGGAGGGCACAAGGGTCTTAACTTCAGCTCCTGTGATGGCAGAAACAAGCCCTTTCGCAATTTCCTCCTTCTTGCTCTCAAAAATCGCCATATCCGCTTCATTATCAATAAAGGCAATCTCAACTAAGCGATAGCTGTAGCCACGGCTAGCTGCTTCGTTGGCATTATAGAGCCAATCCACCTTCTTAATCCCTCGATTTGGGAAATAGCGCGAAAGAAGAGACAAAATAGCCTCATCTTCCTTATCCGCTGTTAAAGAAGACTGGATCAATACTTCAGTTCCCCTAGCACTGCCATTAAAAGCATTGAAGTGCAGTTCCGTAATCGAGTCATATCCCTTACCAAGACGTCCAAGGCTTCGATAATCATAAACATTTTGGTCAGTAATATAGTCGATAGAAGTTCCACTATAGTTCGCCATTCGCTTCGCTACTTCTCTCACCTTACCAGCTTCTGTAATACCTAATTTGGCATTGACCGCTCCAGGATCATAGGCTGTCCGACCTTGACCGTGTCCGCAAATCACAAGATGTTTTCCCATATCTATTCTCCTCTTTCATTCATTTGTTTTAAAATCGCTTGTAGTTTCTCTGGAATAGGCAACCCTATTCGAACAGTATTCTCTAAAATACTTAGACCTTCATTGCTGAGGTAAAAGAAAATCACCATTGTCCGAATCGTTCCCCCTTGTTTGATAATAGCTGTATCAATCAAATAGCCAATTGAAACTAAACATAAAATGGCAATCTTTTTAAAGATGCCACGAAAACCGATACTGCTGGATAGCTGTTTCTCAACAACTGCCGCAAAAATCCCTGTCAGATAATCAATCACAATGAAGACAAGGAGGGCATACAAGATACCATCCAACTCTCCAAATAGACTTCCGACAAATCCTCCAATCATCGAAAAAAGGAGTTTATTGAGCGTTAACAATTCCTTCATCTGCCACCTCACTTTCTGCTAGTTTTTCCTCTTCAAGGCTTGGGTCTGACCAGTCTGGATTTCCGAATTCATCAAACCGCATGAGATAGAAACAATCTTGGAACAGGTCAGAAAGATTTAGGGTCAAGGCTGTGCTGCCCCACTGGTTAAAGGCCCAAACCATTTCTGTTGTCACTAGCTGACGCTTCCCATTTTTTAGAACTGGTCGGCGTACCTCTTCCAAGTACATGTAAAAATCCTGTTCAAGGGTCTTACATCGAATAAACTCACCGTTCTTTCGCATATAAGACAGAGCGGTTTCTAAGTTAAAGGGTTCTGTAACCTTATCCATATTGAGTAGTGCCATTGTTCTCTTCTCCTTTTTCTTCTTCAGGTGTTGTATGAGCTTCTAACAGCTCTGTCAATTCCTGTTTTTCTTGACGCAATCGGCTAAGCTCCTCATCTCTTTCCACCAATTGGATGGCAATGAGGTTCTTAGCGGTGATTTCATCAGATAACTTTGTGACGAGTTCTTGAATAGTTAGTTTTAGTGATTGGTTAATCTGTTCTAGATTCATGTCAAATCTCCTTTATTTGATGGTATCCCAAGTCAGAAGAACATCGCCTCGACCTGTGATATTGACTAAGTGTTTAAAATTATGATTGAACTGTTGAAGAACATCCTTCAAACTGACATAGGTGGATGCATTACGATATATGCGGATATCGCCAATATTAAGGACAGATGTCGGTCTATCCACTGCTCGGTGGGCATCGATAGAAAGGCGATTGGGAAGAGTGACAATGTTCCAGCCATCTGGATTGGTATAAGGTGAACTCGCTAATCTGACACTATCACCAACGATATCAATCTGGTCATCATTTGCCCCATTCCAAGCTCGAATACCGACAAAACCACCATCATTGGCATTCCAATTATTCCAGCGGTTTGAGCCGATAATGGTCACACCACAGGGCTTGCCATTGGATGTTCCAGTCTCAAACGAAACCCATTGATGGGGATAGCCTGAAACCTCTCGCGATATGGAAGGAGAATTGGTGAAGAACTTGATATTTCCTTGGGTGAGATGAATCTTCATAGCTCCATTTAGAGCCGTTAAAATGCCTCCCGAGATGTTGTTGGCAGATAAGGTTACTGCCTGTACTTGGGTAATGAAGGCTGACTTGGCAAAGAGCTGTCTCAGATAGGCATCGTTTGCCATAAACTTGTTAAAGAAAGCTTGATCAACTTTTAACTTATCAGATGTGATCGCTTCTGAACCAATGCGAGCCGCAGCGATGAGTCCTGAGGTGATTTTTCCTGCATCAAGACTGGCAATCTTTCCACTTGCAATGACGCCATCCTGAATATAGGTCGTCCCTGTGATTTGAACCAACTTTCCATCAATTTTTACCGATCCATCCTTATTGAGATTGAGCTGACTCAATACCGTTCCTGCACTGGTCAAATTTCTTACTGACCATGAGCCTGCAAGAGTGCTCACTTGGGTTTGGATGGCATTTACAGTCGTAGTCGTTGCTCGGCTAGTCTCAAGACTGCCAACCCTCGTCACAATACCGTTTGCCGTCTGAATGACTTGACTGATTTGATTGGTATGGTCTCCTATCGCTCGAGTATGATTTGAAACAGTGTCTCGAACTTCATGAAATACGGTTTCTCTGACGAATTCTTGAGGAGAAATGTGCCAATCCGTTGGAATAGTCCCGACTTCTAGCTGTGGATGAAAGAAGGAAAGATACGTTCCACTCGTTCTAAATGCCAATACGTTATGCAAATCAAAGAAATCAAACGCTCTCAGGCGATTATTCTCTAAATTCCATGTGTAGGTTGACCAAATGCGATAGAGCTTATCTCCCATCTTTTTGATTTTTGCGGGCTGTTCATTATGCCGATCAGGGGCAGTGAACCAAGTACAAGAAAAATTTCCTTCTGAGATAAAAGTCGCATCCGTTTCGACAAAAATAGATTGTGTGTAGGTCGTCCCTTTTGTAGGAACAAAATCAAAAAAACGACCACTCTGAGGTAGAACCTCCTGATGGATATCCCTCCTGACACCAGAACTAAAGCGCAAAGTCGCTTTTTTAGTAGCCTCTTCCCAAGTAGTATTCGTGATACCATAGCCCATCACAAAAGCTTTATCTGTATTTCGCATCAGGTTCACTCCGCCTATTTGAGTCGGTATCTTCCCTTCGACTTGACTTAATCTTGTGGTGATTTCTCCTGCTGTCGTCGTAATCAAGGTCTCGACTTGAGACAGATTCTGATAGCCTTTCTGACCCAAAATCTGTTCTAACTGCACGTTGCTTAGCTTCTCCTCAATCTGCCCTGCCTGTGTTCGAATACTTGTCTCCGCATTCGAAACCCTACCAAGTAAAGTATTGAAATCCGTTTTAGCCACTTTTTGAGTGATGGCATCCTGTGCGACCCTTAACTCCGCTTTCGTTTGTGCAATGAGAGTCGCATTGTTACTGGCTTTTGAAAGGGCAACATCCGCACTTGATTTCACTCCATCTACGAAAGCTTTGTCTGCCTTTAGGGCAATAGACTGATTGGTTTGGTGAAGGCTAGTCGTGTGACTTTCTACGGTCTGCTTCACTGTATTAAAATCCGTTTGACTAACTTTCGAAGACACATCATTCACCAATTGACGAATTTGAGTTTCTGCAGTCGATAATTTGCCTGCTTCTTCTGTTAATCTGGTAGAAACTTGTTCTACCCCACTTGCTGTTTGTTGGATGCTGGTCTTGACACTCCTAAATTCATCTGTCACATCTTCTGGAGAAGGTGACCAATCAGAAGGAAGTGGTCCCAGAGTTAACTTGGGTTTGTAAAACTTGAGGTAGGTGCCACTCGTTCGAAAGCCAAGCACACGGTGAAGATGGAACACATCAAAGGCTCGCAAACGTTCGTTCGTCAAGGTCCAAGTGTGGGTACTCCAAATTTGATAGGTATTTGTTCCTATTTGCCGAATGAAAGCTGGTGTGGTTTGATGCCCCCTTGAGGTATACCAGCTCCACTCTAGACCATTCCTCCCAAGGAAAGAAGCATCCGTATCCACTAACATAGACTGGGTATAAGTCGTTCCATTTTGAGGAATAAAGCTAAAAAACTGATGATTCTGCGGAAGAATTTCATCGTATCTCGCTTTTTCAACTCCAGTTTGAGTGAGGCTAAGAACTGCTTTTTTCTCGCTTGAATCCCAACTAGTATTGGTGATGCCGTATCCCATGACAAAGGCTTGATCCGTTCCTTTCACGAGATTCACCGTATCAAGACTCACTGGTATCTTTCCTTCCACCTGACGAATGTCAGTCGTGATGCGGTCTCCTAACTGTGTGATGGTCGTCTCGGTACTCGTTACTCTACCAGTTAGGCTATCCACTACCTGCTTACTGGAAAGAAGTTTCATCTCCTCCTTCGTTTGGGTGAGACTGGTACTGACTGTGGTCAACTGTCCACTTAACAGAGCCTTTGCTACATCAACCAAACGGCTAGCTTCTAAAATAGCCTGAGCTTTAGCCGTCGCAATCTTCGTCTCTGTTTGACTTCGTTCACTAGTGGTGAAACGATTCGCTTCTTGAACCGCTTCAACCTTGGCTTGTTCTGCCCTTCTGAGGGCTTCTCTTGCCCCAGTCTCTGCCTCCTCCGCCTTTTGTTTGGCTTCTGTGGCTAGATGTGTGTTGACCCCTGCCTGTGCCAACAAATCTCGGGTTGTCCGATTCTGCTCCTCTTCCTGTTGATGCATTCGTTGGTTGACGGCAGAAAGTTCCGAATCAAGGCTCGCCTTTAGTCGGTCCGCATACACCTCTCCATGACTTTGGGCTTGCTCGATGGCATCGTCAATCGCTGCTTTGCCTTTCTCAAATGCCGCTTCAAAAGCTCTGTTGGCATGTTCAATCGCTGCTTCAATAGCCACATCTTCACTTCGCTTGTTTCCTTCGACAAGAGAGTGTGCCAAAGTAGACAAACCACCACTAGTGCTAGATGTACCAACAGTTGCCTTATCGTCAAAGGTAATCGAACGATAACTCTCAGCCAAGGGGTCATAGTCATAAGCGACAGCTTTCTTGGTCATATCAATGCCATGCAGCCGACTTTTAAGAGTTACCGTATCACCCAAATGAACCGTCTGCCCATCCAACTCATAAGCTTCAATGGTAAGGGTATCCTTTGGTCGATCAATTCTCTCCAAGCGAAACTTAGCTCTCGCCCACTCCTCCAACTCTTGTCTGGTTTTCAAGTTATTATTGGTATAGGTCACTTCATTGATGAAGGGATACTGCGTAATCAGTGGGCTATCAACTGTTACTGTAAGCACGGTTTCTTCGTCTTGACCTTCCTGTTTGAAACTTGAGGTCGCATGAATCCGAGTGATCATCTGGGAACTTTCTGTTGTTCTCTGATACGTTTTCAAATTAAAATGAGTAGAAAGAATGACACCACGGTTCTCTCCACGATTGGACTGAATCGATAAGGCAAGGTTATCTCTGACCAACTCCCCCTCCCAAGTGCCCACAATGGAATGGTTGCCATCCAGTAAGGTGGAATAAAGCGTTTGTTCCTTGTCTGCCGTGTAGGTTCGAGGTTTGACAATATCACTAGTAAAGGAAAAATCACCCAGAGGCGTTTTACTAGCCATCACAAGGCTGGTAAGAGCAGTTGCACACGGTACTTGTTCGCACCTAAAAGGAGCTAATAGCCGAGTCATAATGTCTTCAGAAATGTGATAAGCTGTCACTTCAATACTACAATCCCCTTCAATCACTTTCTTGATACGAAAGAGTTGATGCCCCAATACTGGGACTGGACTGCGAACCAAGTAGTCCTCTTTCAACTCCCTGTATAAGCCACTATCTGTAATGGGATAGGTAAAGGTCAGGACAAAATCCCCATTCAAGATTTCTTTGACACTGGCCTTTATCGTTTCAGGAAGTGCCTTCCCATGCCATTTTGCCGTTTTAACTGTTTTGTCTAATAATGAAAGCACTAAGCCCACCCCCAATTCGTTTCAATGGTCAATGAGGTCACACCAGTCCCTAAGACAACCCCAACTGAGTCCTCTTTTCCAGCATCAATGGAAATAAAATCGCCAGCCCATTTGATGGGCTGACCTCTTTGTGTCCTAAAACTAGGTTGACTGGGGTTATTCTCCATGATGAGCGTTTCTTGCAAGCGTTCCAAGCGAATAACCGCATCTCCAACGGTAAAACTCGTCTCACCACCAGAATTTCCAGTAATGGTAATCTTAGGAAAAGAGATGGCAGAACCCTGACACCGAAGGCTTCCACTTGTCCTAAATGCTTGTACGTCGGTCCTTTTAAACCACTTTGTGGGATGACACAAAAAGGTCACCTTGGTTTCATACACACCGAGTTTGTCTTTTTGAACGGGGCTGTGATGCGCCTTGTAACACCAAAAGCGGATTGTCGTAAAACTGGCAGTTTCCATCCAAAAGCCCTCCTTGAGAAAAAGTTTCAAAAAGGAATACAACTGCTCTTCACTTGGCTTGACCAAATACAGTTGATAGGACAATTCCATCACACCTCGGTGAGGGTTGGTTTGGAGCACGGCACCAGTCAATCCTTGGTGTTCAATTAACAGCGTCTTACTCTCATTCACTGTAATGGACGGACTATCTTCTACGATAATCTTAAAGGGAAAACTGGCAGTGGAAACACCACCAATCGTTAAGGCATTCTGTCGAATCATGGTCTTACTCCTTTCAATCCTTGTTGGCGTTCGAGTTCATACAAAAGTTTTTCTCCTACCATTTCCGCCAGACGATGAAGGTCAGCTTCTTCTCTCACCGTATTTCCACTAATGGTAATCTGAATGGGTGGGAAATGACTGGTCATGGTTTTGGCAATCCCTCGTCCGATAGCCCCTAAGGTTTGTTCATTGAGAGGAAGAACAGCTTCTCTCCCTGCTTCGCCACCCACCATCAACCGATTCCCACTCATGCCAAAAGCCGTGGGCTTGGTTAAAATCCCACCCTTGGCATACCAGTCAATCCCAATACTGGGAAGATTTCCCTTCAACCAATCAAGCGGATTGGCAGAGCCAGACACTCGGAAATGAGGGAGAGGGATGTGCGGCCATCTGATTTGGAAATGAAAGAGATTTTTAATGGCGTTAATGGCAGAGCTGACCGCATCTTTTGCCCCATTGATGGCATTAGAGATACTACTTTTGACATCATTCCAAACGGATGAAACCGTATTTGAAATCCCATTAAGAACACTAGATACTGTATTTCGGATGCCATTCCAAGTATTTGAAATGCTTGTGCTAATATTGGATAGAATCGTTGATACAGTAGATTGAATAGATGACCATATGGATGAAATAACAGAACTAATAGCTGAGAGTACATTTGAAATCGTATTCTTAATCCCTGTCCATGTAGTTGTTATATACTGGGCAATGAAATTTAATGCTAAGGAAATCAAGGATTTTATTCCTTCCCAAGCTAGAGATAACACTTGTTTGATGGTTTCCCATGCTCCAGACCAATCACCAGTAATCACTTGCATAACCGCCTTGATAATGCCTAAGACTACACTGATGGCTGTTTCAACCACTATCTTGATCATTTCCCAAGCGGTTGTGATAATCAGTCTAATGTTCTCCCAGCCAGCTTTTATCAATGGCTCCACTATCCCCATCACAGTCGAAATAACTCCTGAAATTGCAGTCCAAACCGTGCTTACTGCAAGCAAAATCAACTCTTGATTCTCACCCCACCAAGAAGTTAGTAGCCCCCAAACGGACATAATAAAACTGGAAACGTCCTCTATCACGGTTGAGATAAAGCTAGAAATGGCCGTCCATATTTCCATGACAGCTGTCCGAAATCCTTCATTCTGTTGCCAGAGTTCTTGGAGGGCAACCACCAAGAGGGCAATAACCGCAATTATTCCTAAAACCATACCTACAATTGGGAGGGCAGCTGTTATCATGCCAACAATCGTTGTTCCCATCGCTAGGGCGGCGGCTTGCAGGGCAATGAAAATAGGGAGGACTAAGCCAACTCCAGCGACCAAGATTCCAACAAGGACGATAAACTGTTTCACAGGTTCCGATAGTCCAGAAAACCATCTTGCCACATCTTGTAATAGCTCTGCCAGTACCTGAAGGATGGGGGCAAGTGTAGCCGAGAGGGCATCACCGATTTCTGCCATGGCTAATTTGGCACTGTTTTGTGCTCTTGTGAACTGGTCAATGGAATCAAGTGTCCCTTCATAGGTTTGAGTGACAATGCCCTTAGCTTTCTCGGCTGTTCCTGCCAAGTCCTCAAAAGAGAATGCCCCACGCTTGATGGCATCTACCATTCTTGGAGCAGCTTTGCTTCCGAAAATGTCAGAGGCAAGCGATAAAGCTTCTGTTTCACTGGTAGACTGCTTGATTAGCTCAACCGTTCGAGCCAGCCCATCTTTTAAGGTCAAGCCATCTTTGGCATAGGCAACCGCAGCTTTTGATAGGGAGGATAGAGCAGCTGATGAATCCACACCAGCCTTTTCAAAACGACCCATTAAGGTCACCCCATCATCAAAAGACAGCCCAAGGGACTTAATCTGCGGTGCTCCAGCCACTGCCTTATCCATCAACTCCTGAACCCCTACACCTGTCGCTTGACTAGTATAAGTAACCGTATCAAGGACTCGTGTTAAATCAGTGACTTCAAGACCATAAGCTTCAATCGCTTGTTTGGCAGAAATCGCAGAGCTTGTCACATCACTGCCATTGATTTCAGAGAATTGAATCAGTTGAGTGGAAGCAGATTTGAGAGCATCTCCTGTTAAACCAAACTGGGTATTTAATTCGCCAACAGCACTACCAGCAGTCTGAAAATCTGTGGGAATCTCCGTCGCTAGCCGCTTTGCGATGTCTGTCATCGCATCAAGCGCTGAACCTGTCGCTCCAGTCTTTGTGACAATGATATCCATTCCCTCATCAACCTCTAAAAAGGCATCAAGTGTCTGTCCACCAAAGTCAATCAACTTCTGGGACAACTCTCCCAATTGATCCCCAAATTCCATGAGCAGGTCAGCTTTAAGAAGGTTGTTGGTTTCTGATAGGCTTTCCTGAACAGAATGAGAACTAGAAGACATTTCCTCCATCTCCTGTTGGAGATGGTTATAGGCTGTTTTAGTTTCATTGAGTGTTTTCTCAAGTTTATTAGCTTCAAGAGAGTTCTCACCATATTCAGCCTTGGTAAGAGACAGTTGTTGTTCAAGATTATGGATTTGTCTTTCCAATAACTCCGAATTAGAAGCAATCTTTTTCTGGGCCAATGCCAATTTTTCCGATTCACTGGCAGAGCTTCCTAAAGCAGATTCTTGGAGTTTGAAGGAACTATTAAGATTGTCACTTTCAGACACCAATTGGGCTTGTTCACTTTGAAGTGCAGTCAACTTGGACTTATTGCTTTCGACCTGTGTGCCGTTTTCAGCGAGCGTTTTTGAAACACTGTCTAGTTGACCCTCATAGCTTTTAAGAACAGTCTGAGTGGTTTCCAGTTCCCGTTGAAAAGCACGGTACTGGTCTGCCCCAATGGTTCCAGCCTTGAATTGTGCTTCGACTTGAGATTGAGCTTGGCGCAAAGTTGCCAACTTTTCTTTGGTTGACTCAACTTGTTTTGCCAAGACTTCCTGCTTTTGGGTCAGAAGAGTGACGTTTCCTGTATCAAATTTCAAAGCCTTGTCAATTTGACGCAGTTCTTTGGTGGCTTCGCTAGACGCCTTGTTCACACCCTTTAAGGCCTGTTGTAAGGGCTGAGTATCCCCACCAATTTCAATCGTAATTCCCTTAATCGTTCCTGCCATAGTCCCTCCTTTCTAAAATCAGAAATTATCAAAATCTGCTTGAGTAGCTCTACGCTCAGTTCCTTCTTCTCTCGTTCGTAACTCCACATAGTCTGTCTGGTAATCTAGCGCCATTCCAATCGAGATATGTTTTAAATCATCAATAGAAAGTCCAGTCTCCTTACAACAAGAAAAATAACTCTCTACTGTGAAGACTTCCTCGCTCGCTGCTTCTGTTTCATCTGCTTTTTTCGAGTCATCATCCCTTGGTTCAACATCTCCATCAAAACTGGTGCTACCTCTTGTACTGGAAATTCCTCCATCTCCAGAAAGAAATCCATAAACGGTTTAATGCGAGGATTGGCAGACTTGGCAAAGACCCAAAATAATCTATGAAAAAAGGTCATGTCAAAATCAGACAAAATAGAAACATCAATATGATGTGCCTGTAAATCTTCTCCTTCTTCCAACTGGTCAAGTTTTGCGAGGATTGCTTGACTATTGACCATCGAGAATAAATCTTGGAAATAGTCCTTGCCAAACTGTTCTTTGTAGGCGATTGGTGTATAGGCATTGGTGGCGAGTTCGTAATTTTTTTCATCAATTGTGATACTTGTTCTCATCTTCTTCTCCCTTATTTATGAGGTTCAAAGACAGTCTTGAACCAATTTTGACGGACTTCATCACTGGTCTCTTCAGTTGTTCTACGACGCACCACCTTGTCCAGTGGGCGTGGACTGGCCGTAAAACTTAGCTCCACCTCATTGATATCAGAACCTGACTTGGTTTTTGAGCCAAGTGCAGGGCGTGAAGCATAACAGTAATACAAAACATGTAAGGTTTCTTTCTTGTCTCCTTCAAATCGGAACATCAACGCAAAGTTCTTCTTCTCGGCATTTGCGACTTCTGAGATGGTGTTGGTTGTCGCATCCAACTGTTCTCCAAGCACTCGAGTCAGAAACTCTTGCGAGAGTAAAGCTACCTTGAGTGTGCCCTCATAGCCATCGTTTGATTCTGCGGTATAAAAGTTGATATTATCTGCCTTGTAAGAACTCTTGTCTCCAGTTGGTTCAAGGGTTAATTCTGCCGCACCACGCAAACGTTCAACCGTTCCATAGGTAAGAGCACCATCTGCTCCTTCATTCGTTACTTCTGCCCAATGGACATCTTGTAGTCCAAAGGTGACTTTATTCTTTTCAGCCATTTCTATCCTCCATTTAGTGTAATGTAATAGGTAATTTGATAGAGTTTTTCTGATGAAATATAGGTCTCTACCTTGTCAAAATAAAGTTGGTGGCTATCAAACACTGTTTCCACCTTTTCTTCTGTTCCTAAATCTTTCTTACTGGTATACAGCTCAATCTGAACAGTGACTTCTTTGTGATAAGCCCAGTTATCCGCCCCAAGGTTTGCGGAATCCGTCACCAGATAGACCATAAAGGGAGGACTGGGACTATGGCCTTCCTCAAAGTGATGATAGGCTACTGGAAGGGTGGTTGTTTTTAAAAGTTGATAACATTCTAATAGAGTCATAGGAACCTCACAGCTTCTTTCTCAGTTTCTCTTCAAAAGACTGAATCGCTTGTTTCTCTACTGGTGCAATGTGCTTTCGCCCTTCAACCCGACCACCGTTTTGTTTGGCATGTCCATCTTCCAACAGATGCGTTAGCCCTGGCCTTCGGTTGTGAATGGTCTTGGCGAGAGCTGTATTGGTATTGATGGTTTCCTTACTCTTCCAGCCTCTGGCATATCTGCCAGTCTTTTTGGGCGAAGTTGCTTTTAAGGTATCGACCGCGTCATTCGTTACTTCCTCAACCACCTCACGCATGGTATCAGTAGTATGGTTGACATATTCTTCCAACTCATTTGCGATGATTGTCCCTAATTCATCCAGTCCTATCCTAGTCATTGGTTTCCTCCTTGGTTGCCACAATATAAATCAATTGCCGAGGGCTACTATCTCCATCAATGGACTCAACGGAGTAAGTCTGACCTCGGAATAGAATGTGAGTTGTGAGTGAATGTAACTCCAGTACCTTCTTTTCATACCGAAGGGTGAATTGAACCTTGTTGCGAATGAGTTTGAACGCACTGCCATCACTTTCTGTCAAGGCAAGCGGTCGTACTGAGCACCAACGTTCAAACAGTCTTGTCCATTTGGAGCTTTCATTGCCAATCTCATCTCGCACAATCTGTCGAACTTGAAAGGTTAGACGTTCTCGTAATGGCGCAATCTTCATCAGAATACATCCTTTCGCTCTGCCAAAAGAAGATGGTAAAGAGTTTCCTTCAACTCCTTATGATTGGCAACTTCACGGTGTTCATAAAGATAGGCAACCCCGTAAAGGACTGCCGTCTTTAGAACGTCTGAATCACTCGTTTGACGAAGAATCGCTTCACAGAGTTGGTGACTGGCTTCCATCAACTGCTCAAGCAAGTCATCTTCCTCATCATGTTCTACCTTGAGGTAGAGTTTTACCTCTTCTAGACTAACCATAGCTATTTAGCCTTTACAGTGAGTGTTTTCACCGCTTCTGGAAGAACGAGTTTTCCATCCACACGCTGACTGGCAAGAAAGCCTATTTGACCATTGTTGGCGTAAAGCTCATTGAGACGCTTGAAAGTACGACCTTGTCGATCCGCAATCCAGTAGTAGGAAAAATCCCCAAAAGCAATGACCTTCTTTCCTGCCTCAGGAAGTGGCGCAAAAGTAGAGGTGTAGTAAGGACGATTTAAAATCATATCGGGTTGTCCTGCTTGAGTTGATGGCTGCCAGATGTAGTTGCCGTTGTTGTCCTTGAGCTTACGAATGGCTTTAACCGTTGTATCATGTAAAATCCAAACCGCATTCTTCCGATATGGAGCTGGCAAAGCATGGTACAACTCAATCATGTCGTCAAAAGTGATGTCTTTTGTAGCAGTTGTTGGACCTGTTACATCCGTTTGCGTAAAGATTCCTGTTGGTTTCTTCGAACCATCCCCCATAAGAAAGGCCTTTTCTTCTTCTGTCCCAATGCGACGGGCAAACTCAGTTGTCATATAGGACTCAAGGTCAAAGACAGAGTCGTTCAACAACTCCTCAGAGATACGGATGGCTGTCCCAATCTTGTGCGAATCAAGGGTCACCTGCCCAAAAACTTCATCGGTTTCTGGGTAAAGACCATTTTCATCCATCCATGAGGCAGACCCATGACCGGTGACCACTGGAATCTTACGCTCACCACTAGACGTTTTTATCACCGTCGCTAAGCTACGAAAGAAATTCTCCTCTTGTAAGCCTTGAACCAGTTTTTTCTCGTATTCATCAGGGACAAGATGACCACCTTCGGTATCTTCCCCCACACGAAGGGCATTGTTCAAATCTAAGAAATTCCGTTTACGGACACTTGTCCAAAATGTTTGGGCATAGACGTCAGATGCAACACCTTTCTTGTCATCTTCTGCTAGCTTATCCTTCAAGACAGTGGTTGGTTGAGTGGTCAGTAGCTGTGAGGTTGGTTGAGCCAGTTCAAGGTCAATCTTTTCTTGACGTTCCAAGCGAGCAATTTCTTGATTGTAGAGATTGATTTTAGTTTCCATCTCATCATAACGCTTGGAATCTTCTTCTGACACTAGACCGTCTTCTGTACGAACTGAGTCAAGGAAGGTTTTAGCCTGTTGCCAAGCTTGGTTACGTTTTTCTTTTAATGCAAGTAATGTAGACATCGGTATTCTCCTTTTATTTCAATAAATTCAATCGTTTTTCCAATTGATTGAGAGGGATTGTTTTCTTTGGTTGTTGGGCTTCCAGTTTTGCCTGCATCTTCACTAGTAAGTCGTGATGGGCTGTAGTGCGGCTGAAAGAATAGCTCTTAGACTCTAACTCCTGTTCCTGATGGTTATCAAAAAGCACCTTATCCGCAAAGCCAAGCTCCACAGCTTTTTTGGCATTGAACCAAGACTCTGAATCCATCAAATGAGAAAGCTTGGCCCTTGACAGTCCAGTTTTCAGCTCATAAGCATTGATAATGGATTCTTTGATTTCACCCAGCATCTCAATCACTTTTGCCATATCCTTGGCTTCACCTTGAGCGACTGTCCAAGGGTTGTGAATCATCATCATGGCAACTGGACTCATGGATACGGTTGTTCCTGCCATGGCAATGACACTAGCAGCACTTGCGGCTAAGCCATCAATGATGACATGGACATTGTCCTTATAATCCATAAGCATGTTATAAATTTGAGCAGCCGCAAAAACATCACCCCCTGGACTGTTGATCCAGAGGATGATATCACCTGTTCCTGCTTGTAAATCATTCTTAAAGAGTTGTGGAGTGACTTCATCGCCAAACCATGTTTCGTCCGCAATCTGCCCTTCAATCCGAAGGGTGCGAACATCCCCTTCATCTGTAAAATTCCAAAATTTACGCATTCTCTTCCTCCTCTCCTTGTTTAGTTTCGATGGATTGTTTCATAAAACCACCCGCATCCTTTAATTTTGTCATGTTTCCGTTAATCAAGTAAAGATTTCCTCCTTCTTCATCTGAAATAAGGTTTAAGTCCTCCAGCTCACGGATGTCATTCGTTGAGAGCCAGCCATTCTGTCGTGCAATCGCATACCCATTCATGCGGCTTTGGTAATCGCCACGAAGAAGGCCATCCACATTGAACTTCACAAAGTACGTTTTCTTTTCTTCGGGTAAAAAAAGAGACCGCTTGAAGGCTTGTTCCAGACGAACCACCCAAGGGTCTAAGGTATATTTGACAAATTCAAGGGATTGTTGCTCGATATTTGAAAAAGACGACTTCTCCAAGTCCCCCACCATGTGAGGTGGTATGCGATAGAGCCGTGCGATTTCGTTAATTTGAAACTTTCGTGTTTGTAAGAACTGCGCCTCTTCTGGTGGTATCCCAACTTGAGTGTACTTCATTCCTTCCTCTAAGACCGCCACCTTATGAGCATTTGTGACCCCATTATAAACCGCATTCCACGAATCACGGACTCGTTTGGGGTCTTTTAAAATACCTGGGTGCTCTAAGACACCACCTGGATTTGCCCCATTCTTGAAAAAGGAGGCTCCATAGTTTTCCGTAGCCAAGGTCATCCCAATGGCATTTTTCGCAAGGGCGATTGGAGAATAGCCAATCAAGCCATCAAAGCCAAGACCAGGGACATGAAGCACATCCTCCGATTTCAAAATGACAGCTCCCTTCTCCGTGAAGTTTGGATTTTCTTCAGTCTGTCGTTGGTATTTGTAATAAAGTTTACCTGTATCATCACGGTGGACTGACATCTTATCTGGCAAAAGTGGGTAGAGGCTGATGACATTGCCACCTCTGTCTCGGATAATTTGAACATAGGCATTCCCCCAAATTAGGAGATGCGTCATCACTGTTTCTCGAAAGACAAAGGAGGACATCTCAGGATTGGGTTCATCATGAAGCAAAAAGTAAAGGGGATGAACAGTCTTTTTCTCCTTTCCAGTCTTGGTTCTCTCATAAACATGAAGAGGTAACGAAGCTACTGCTTCAGCCAAAATTCGCACACAGGCATAAACGGCCGTCGTCTGCATGGCCTTAAACTCATCTACGTTCTCCCCACTGGTCGTGCGTCCAAATAGGTAGGAGAAATCCTGACCTTCATAGCTATTTTGTGGTTTATCTCTAGCCCTTTTTCGTCCAAATAAATCAAGTATTCCCATAGTTCCTCCTCATTTTGGGTACGAAAAAAGCACCTCGTGAAGTGCTCTCGTCATTTATTAAATAATTTAGCCCAATTTTGCTTGGAACTCAATATTCTAGCAACGTAGACATCATGGTTCTCAATGTAGTAAAAGGCCAAGTAATTCTCAATTGGCATGTAACGATAGCGTTTACCATCATTTGTCAACTCACCATAGCCTCGACTAGAAACTAATGGACAAGCTTCTGGAAATGTTTCCAATGTTTCGAGTGCCGTTAAAATAAGGTCTAGTTTGCCATCTGCCGATTGTTGACTGTAGAAATTGAGTACAATATAGTCGTATATCTCTCGTAAATCTTTCTTCGCTTGATCCGTAAGAGAAACATGGTAACGTTTATGATTATCCAAGACCAAATTCCTTTCTCACATCTGCTAAAGAAGTCAGCTTACCTTGCTCAATTTCTTGATGACCAAGCAGAATCTCTTTTTTCAAATCCTCAAAGGCAACTTGGTACTGCGTTTCCTGTGTGTCACTGGAGACAAACTCTTTAGGGTCAACTGCACCTGTCGCAATTTTACGAAGGGCTGCATTGAACACATCAGATAAGGTTAGCTTTTCATCCGCTAATATTTCTTTTGTCTGTTGATAAAAAGTTGAATCTGCTCTAAAGTTAACGGGTTGTGTGCTTGCCATAGTGAATCACCTCTTTGTAAAGATATTTTGTAAATACATTCTATCATGCTTATGTTTCAAATTCAACTAAAAACTCAAAATTCCTCGCTCATCATAGACACTTCCTCCATCACCTTGATGGCGAATACAGCGGTCAAGTCCCATAATGAGTGCCACAATCCCATCAATCTTCTCAATGGACTTTTCCTTTGAAACAAATGTTGAATCAAAATCAACTGATAGAATGGTTTCCAACATAACGCACTCCCTACCTATAAAAATAGTTTTGCGTAATCGCTCTTAGATGGTAACAAATGCGAAACATTCACCACCTTTTCTTTTTCATCAATAGAATAAAAAATAATATAGCGATTGTTGGCTACTAAAATGCCTCTAGTTTTAACGTTTTGGGATATTTGAGTGTTCACTTTAGCATCCGCATCAAAACCCCTTTCAGGAAAAACTTCAAGACTACGTAATCCTTTTACCAGTTCCTTTACAGTATTCTCCGCAGATTGTTCACTTAGAAGCACATTTTTGATGTAATCCCTAATACTTTCTATTTGATCAAAAATATCATTAGGTACTTTGACTAGATACTTATCCAAGCAAACTCTCCTCAATTTTATCCAATGTCATATAGTTGCCTGCTTGAATATCCGCAAGATTTTTATCTATTTTAGCCCCAAGTTCAGAGATTAACTTTTCACGAATTAAATCATCCGTTGCTTTCTCCAACAACAGTTCATTACTTGGACTAAACAATAAAGAACCATCACTAGCTTTATAAACAGTATATTCTTGGCCAATTTCAATCCCTAGCTCTTTTGGAATTGTAAGGCTAATTGAATTGCCAACTTGCCTTGTTTTTACTACCGTCATAATATTCCTCCAACGCATATATCGTGTATACATAGTGTACACCTTTTAGGGAATGATTGCAACTAAAAACTAAGTATTCCCCGCTCATCGTAGACACTTCCGCCGTCACCTTGATGGCGAATACAGCGGTCAAGTCCCATAATGAGTGCCACAATCCCATCAATCTTCTCAATGGACTTTTCCTTATCTGGCTTTATGTTGCCAGCTGGGTCTTGTCGCATGACGACATTTTGTGCCATCCATTTGAGAACAGGATGACCACCATGTTGGACTTTCCCCTCCATCATCAGTTTGTACAGTTCTTTGGACGGTGGACTCATGTCCTTGTAGCCTTGTCCAAATGGAATCATCGTTAAGCCCATAGCTTCTAAGTTCTGCACCATTTGAGTCGCATTCCAACGGTCATAGGCAATTTCCTTGATGTGATAGATCTCAGAGAGCTGCTCAATAAATTTCTCAATAAAGCCATAATGAACAACGTTTCCTTCTGTTGTCTTGAGATAACCTTGACGCTCCCAAACGTCATATAAAACATGGTCACGACGACATCTTAGCTCCAAAGTATCTTCTGGCAACCAAAAGAAAGGTAAGATAATATAGTTCTCCTTCTCATAGCGTGGTGGAAAGACTAAGACAAAGGCTGTAATATCCGATGTACTTGAAAGGTCAAGACCCGCATAACAGTCACGACCTTTAAGGAAGTCATAGTCTATTGGGATATTTCCTTTATCATAAACGTGTTCAGGAATCCAAGCTACACTTGAACTTGTCCACATATTTAGTCGGAGTTGCTTAAAAACATTCTCTTCAGCTGGATTGTCAAGTGCCTGCCTATAGGCTTCTCGCACTCGGTCAAGACCAATGGTATGCCCAAGAGACGGATTGGCTTTCATCCAGTTAGCTTCATCATTCCAATCGCCCTCATCAGACAGGTCGTATACCACTGGATAAAAGGACGTGTCCTTCTTTCTTCCTTTTAGAATATCCAGAGCCTTGGTATGAAGTTCATAACAGATGGAGTTTTTATCCGTTCCTGCAGTTGTGATGATGAAAAAAAGCGGTTGTTCACGAGCATCTCCAGAGCCCTTGGTTAAGACATCATAGAGATGGCGATTGGGTTGGGCGTGGATTTCATCAAAGACAAGACCAGAGACATTGAGACCGTGCTTGGTGCCAGTCTCGGCAGACAAGACTTGGTAAAAACCAGCGTTTGAATAGTTGACGATGCGCTTGGTTGCCCCCATAATCTTGGAACGCTTTTCAAGTGGTCGGCTCATCAAGACCATTTGTTTGGCGACATCAAAGACAATCGAGGCTTGATTTCGGTCACATGCCGCTCCATATACTTCGGCACTTGCTTCATTATCCGCATAAAGAAGATAAAGAGCGATAGCGGCTGCTAGTTCACTCTTGCCATTTTTCTTTGGAATCTCAATATAAGCTGTTAAGAATTGACGGTTGCCATCTTCTTTCACTATTCCAAAGAGGTCACGGACAATCTGTTCCTGCCACGGCAGAAGATCAAACTTCTGTCCTGCCCACTTGCCTTTGGTGTGGGAGAGGTTATTGATAAAAGTTACTGCCCTATCTGCCTTTGCCTTATCGTAATGTGAGGTTGGAAGCATAAAAGGACTTGGTTCATAATGATAGCTCATAAAATACCTCCTAACAAATCTTCCATTTCATCACCATTACCAACTTCTGAATCCATCGTCGCTAATCGGTTTCGTGCCGATGGTGTCAAACCAAATTGTTCACAGAATTTAAGCATGATTTTGAGGTTCGTCTGGCTAATAGAAACCTGTGGCACTTGTTGGAGATAACCGTTCGGAGTCTTGATGATCGAGCCGTGTTTTGAAAGAAACTCTTCCGCTTCTTTCCAGCGTGCATAGGCTTGGCAATACCCTGCAAAGGCTGTCATGTCCATATCGGTCAGCAACCCCATCTGTTCCAAGATTTTCCCCATCCGTTTCCATTCCTTCTTGGCATCGTCTTCAAGCCACTGGGGGCAACGTGGGACTTTCTTTTGGGGTTTAACCTCCTTGGTAGGTAGAGGTCGTTTGCCTGGATTTCCTTCAAGTATTTTCAAATTGGTCGGCTTTGGTTTCCGCCCTCTAACTGCCACGTTCTCACCTCCTTTTGGCACAAGAAAAAGGCTTCCCTTGAAACCTTCTATATCTTTTCTACTCTGTCAATTCCATATAGTACATTCAAGCTCTGCCCATTATCCCAAGTGACAATAAGAGAACCAATATCATCCACACCAGTGACCGTTCCAAGTGTTCCTACTGGGACTGGGTGAGGATCATCCATGTGAACTAACCGAACTCTTGTCCCCTTTGGATACTGATGTTGAATACTCTCAAGATAAACCATCAATACCCTACTTTCTCAAACTCTTTGGAAACTTCGCTCCACAAAAATTCCGTATCGTCGTAGATACAGCATGCTTCTAGTTCCGTAAAACCACCTCGTTCAATTCCACTTGTAATATCATCTAGTAAGTCATTGATTTGATTAAGGTTTTCCTGTTCAATCACATCTAAGGCAAATTCTCGTGACTTACTATAGTGCTGCTTCATCACCATTAAGTGAATAAAGCAGGTATCAATAATCTCATTAAGTTCAGCTCTTGTCATTATTGTGACTCCTTTTCTTTTGGTAGCTGTATATTACCGTAAGTTGCCACACTTATCCAGTCATTCGTTGACTTTTTTTGACGCTAGAATCGTTTGACTGAAAAGATTTTCAAATAATTCAGCTTTGATTTGCGCCATCTAACTACCACGGTATCACCTTCATTTCATCAGAAAAAGGGCTCTCGCCCTTTCGTTCTTATCCTAGAGAAGCCACCGACTTTTTGAAAGTTTGTTCTGCTTCTTCTGCCTCTACAAGTTTTTCCATTTCCTCTGGTGTTGGCTGACCTTTACAAAACTCCCATAATTCTTCATGGGCTTGTCGCATACATTGTAGTGCCATCTTTGCGATGTCTGCCATTGCCCAAGCGTGTCCTTGTCTGCCTTCTCGTGCAGCTTTTTGTGTGGCTTTTGAGTAGCGTATAACTGCTTTTGTTTCAATTTGAATTCCCTCAAAGGCTTGTTCTCTTGTTTCGTACATCTGGGTTCTCCTTTTGTTTTCTTGTGTACAGTTTACCTCTGAAGAGAACTTATATCCAGTCTTTTTTGCGAATGGTTCACTCTTTTTTTGACGCTAGAATCGCTTTTCCAATGGCATATACAACTGTCACGGTTACACTATTTCCAGCCTGTTTATAGAGTTGAGCATCTGAGTTGACTGCTTGTGCTTTTTCAAAAAGGTCATCTGTAAAACCTTGAAGCCTAAAGCACTCTCGTGGGGTTAACCGTCTGATTTTCACCACACGTCCATTCCACACCACAGCTCCCATCTGCCCACCACAAGAAAGATTATGGGAGATACCTTTTCCCACCCTTGCTCGTCTAGTTGGTGAGCTTGGATAGGATAAATCAACGGAATCGCCAATTTCTGCGACTTGGTAGCCCTGCTTTGTACCATTTCTGACTTTAATCCCTTCAAGCACACCATGACGGTCTTGTGAGGTTAAGGTAAACATAGGCTCATCCTGTTTTTTAAGTCGTCTACCATTTTGACGCTTCTTCATTCTATCTGGTGTCAAGATAGGTTGGATTTCTAGTACACCAGAATTCATAGCTGTTCGTTTTGTGGCTCCTGCCGTATAGCGTGCAGTAAGACAACGAGCTTCCTCTGTTACCTTTGGCTCAGTCAGCGATTGGTCTATCAAATAAAGACCTGTCTTAGCTCCTAGTCCGCCACCCTCACCAACAAGGGTTGTCGCAATCCCACTAGGGTCATAGACTCGGTAGCTTTGCATGCCTCCTACAAGTTGCTTAAGATGGCTACCGCTTTCTCCGCTGAGAGGTAATACTTGTCGTCGACCTCTGCTTCTAAGATGTCCGAGAGTGTAGATGCGTTCTCGGTTTTGGGGAACTCCGTAGTCTTTTGAGTTGAACACCTGCCACTCAAGGTCGTACCCTGCTTCATCCAAGATAGAGAGATAGTCGAGATAATCTCGTCCCCCGCCACTTGATAAAAGTCCCTTAACATTTTCAAGGAGTATCCACTCGGGTTTAGCTTCTTCCTTTTGGCTTTGGATGAGATGAACAAATGTAAACTTCGCTCAGCTCGTAAGCCTGCTCGCTTTCCTGCGATAGACACATTTTGACAAGGGCTTCCCGCACACCAGAGATCTGCTTTTGGAAGTTGTGTTGGGTCAATAGTGGTGATATCGTCATGAAAACACTCTCCTTTCGTATCATACATTGCTTCATAAGATTTTCGTGCAAATTTATCCTTCTCACAGTAACCGATGCATTTGAAACCAGCTAGTTCTAAGCCATGCCGAAAGCCACCAACTCCTGCGAAAAAATCAAGAAAAGTTAAGGTCATAAACTTTCCTCCATTGCTTTGATAGCTTCATCATAGGTTAGCGTTTTACCTTCACGGACTACCGTCACATCACTATTTCCTGTTGACTCCATGTAGCGTTTGACAATCACATCCACAAACTTCTCATCAAGTTCAATTCCATAACAGATACGTCCTGTCTGATCAGCTGCCATGAGGGTTGAGCCTGAACCAAGGAATGGATCTAAGACCAAAGTCCCTCTCATAGATGAATTTTGAATTGGGTAGGCCATAAGTTGAATCGGCTTCATGGTTGGATGGTCTTTGCTGGACTTAGGACGGTCGTATTCCCAAATGGTAGTCTGCTTACGGTCGCTGAACCATTGGTGTTTACCTGTTTGTCGCCAACCAAAGAGACAGGGCTCGTGTTGCCATTGGTAAGGACTGCGTCCGAGGACAAGTGAATTCTTCTTCCAAATGCAGCACCCACTCAAATAAAATCCAGCTTCCTTGAAAGCCTTTCTAAAGTTAAGACCTTCTGTATCCGCATGGAAAACATAGATAGAGGCATCAGCTTCCATGTGGTTTTCCACTTGAGTAAACATGTCGTAAAGGAACTGATAAAAATCACCGTCCGACATATTATCGTTGAGAATCTTTCCAGCCGTTTCTTCCACATCCACATTATAGGGAGGATCTGTCACAACGAGATTGGCTTTTTTATCACCTAGCAGCTGATCGTAAGTTTCTGCCTTGGTTGAATCACCACAAATCACTCGATGTTTACCGAGTTGCCAAATGTCCCCTCGTTTTGAAAAGGTCGGTTTCTTCAATTCCTCCTCCACATTAAAATCATCTTCAGACAAGTCCTTATCATGGACGTTTGAGAGAATGTCATCAATCTCTGGTGGCTCAAAACCAGTCAGGTCGAGATTGAAATCAGACTCCTGCAAGTCCAAAAGCAAGTCAGCGAGAAGCTCCTCATCCCATTGGCCTGTGATTTTATTTAAAGCGATGTTGAGTGCCTTCTCATCTTCCTTGGAAAGTGAAACAATAACGCACTTATCCGTTTCATACTCGAGGTCTTTCAGAACTGTCAATCGTTGATGACCACCGATGACCGTCATATCTTTATTGACAATAATAGGGTCAACGTAGCCAAACCTGAGAAGAGACTGCTTGATTTTCTCATATTCCTTATCACCCTTTTTGAGTTTCTTTCGAGGGTTGTAAGAGGCTGGCTTTAAGTTACTTAAAGGGAGTTCCTTAATCTCCATGCTTGGTTGAGTTGTCATGATGTCCTCCTTTGTAAAAGCGTGTGTGAATGTAGCACTCGTGGCTACAATACTTTCTTGTTGGGTTGGCATAAGATAAAAACCTGCCGCAGTTCTGGCAAGTCAATTCTTCATATGCAGTTTTAGTTTTGTCGTGTTCTTCAGAATGAGTATTCCACCAAGTTTTGCGACAATAGTTTGAGCAGAATTTCTTAGGTCTACCTTGATGCACATGTTGTAATTTTTGCATGCAATTTTTACAGTAAAGACGTTCACCTTCATCTAGCTGAACTTTAACCAGTTCGCCAAGGCCTTTTAACTCAGGATGTCTTCGACAATATTGCTTAACTGAACCAAGAGACAGATTTAGCATCTGGGCAATAGCACCATATCCAAATCCATCACTCCGCAACTTCCAAATCTCTCTACGCTGATTATCGTTCATTTATTTGCCTCCACATGCTAAAAATAGTTTATTCCTTAATTTTTCATTCATTTTCACCCTCAAAAACAGCTTAAAATATAAATCATAGAACGATACTTACCCCACTCCAAAATCAATTCTCACAATAGCTAAAGCCTCTTTTCTTATGATTTTAGTATGCCCCTTACGAATTTTGCGAAATTGCACGTTTGAGGGGGCGTCGGTCTTAGTCTCCCAAGGTTTTAGAGATTTCATCCCCCTCCCCCAATAGGGTGAAAATGAGATACTTTTGGAACGAAACTCCAAAACTAAAATCGATACGTATACTCCACATATCGGTCAGTTGTCTTGGTCTTTCTATCATGACAAGACTTACAAAGTGCTTGCCAGTTAGATCGATTCCAAAAGAGTTCTTGGTCACCTCGATGGGGTGTGATATGGTCAACAACAGTAGCCTTGGTCAGTTGACCTTTGGCTTTGCATTGAACACAGAGTGGATGAACTTTTAAGTAACGAAGTCGTGCTTTGTTCCACTGGGCATTGTAACCTTTCGCTTTGGTTGACTTAGCATCCAGCTTCAGGTTTGCTTTATGGTTCTCACAATACTTCTGACCATAGGATACTAAGTTAGGACAGCCATTTTGTTTGCAAGGTGTGCTTGGTCTTCTAGGCATTTTACTTCTCCCAAGGAAGATTTGCTTTCGTAAAATGACCAAAACAAGATATTTTGGTGTAGTCTACATCCAAGAGATGAAGTTCCTTAATGATACCTCGTGGTGTTAAATCATACCGCTCACGAATCATTCCTTCCAGCTGTTTTGCGGTGTAACGACTAGTTCCAAAGGTTTCTACATACACCGACACAGGTTCTGCAACTCCAATGGCGTAGGCTAATTGTACCTCACATCGTTTCGTATACCCTTCTCGAACAATATCCTTAGCAATCTTTCGTGCCATGTATGCTGCAGAACGGTCAACCTTGCTTGGGTCTTTTCCAGAGAAAGCACCTCCGCCATGATGTGCGAAACCACCGTAGGTATCCGCTACGATTTTACGTCCAGTAACTCCTGCATCCGCAAATGAACCACCAAGAACAAAGCGACCAGTTGGATTGACTAAAACTTTGAAATCTAGATTCTGACGGTAACGAAGAGCTACTGCCATCATAGCTTCCCTCACAATTCGTTTCACTTTGGCTAGGTCTGCCGTTTCTGCATGTTGGATGGAAACTAAGAAGGTATCAATTCGTTTCCTCTCATAGTCGTAGGATACCTGTGCTTTTGCATCCTTTCCAAGTAAGGGGTGACCAAGTGACATCAGTTTCTCAAGGACTCGAGTTGCTAAGACATAAGGAAGTGGCAGGTACTCAGGTGTTTCATCTGTCGCATAACCGAACATAATCCCTTGGTCTCCTGCACCGCCCTTATTCACACCTTGTGCAATATCCGGACTTTGAATACCAAGAAGATTAGTTACCACAACATCCGTCATGCCGTAAGGTTCCAAAACATTTTCGATGATCCCTTCGAGGTTAAAGAAGTGCTTGGTTGATACTTCTCCAGCCACAACAACTTGGTTATCCTTGATTAAGGTTTCAACTGCCACTCGACTTGATTTGTCATACTTGAGACACTCCATCAAAATGGCATCTGAAATCTGATCACAGATTTTATCTGGGTGTCCAACTGACACTTGTTCACTAGAAATAATCATAATTCCTCCACGCAAAAAGCCCAACCCTTGGGCTAGACTTTGGTTTATTTTACTGATTGTCGGCCTGCTTCGTAGGCTCTCTCCAATGCTCTCTTGATTCCCCAAACCGAAACATCGTAGAAATCGAGGTTGTCGCTCCAACGTTTTTCCAAAGTTTCAACAAGTAGTTCTTCTTTAGCAATCTCTGTTAAAAGGGCATTGAGTTTTTCTTGTTGGCGTTTTGTCATTGTATTGTTCTCCTCTTCTTTTGTTGTGTACATATTAACTCTAAAGAGGAGATATATCCAGTCATTACTGGTTATTTTTTATCTTTTTTGACACTTACAATTCTACCACAAATTTTGACAAAGTGAGGTCAATGTTAGGTCACATATAGTGCAGGGGGAGGTTACTGTTAGGTCACGGGGAGGTCAGGGGGAGGTTACTTTTCCAAAGAAAATCCCATTTTCAAATAAACTTCCCTAATATGGTCTAAGACCTTACGTCGCCAATTTCTAACAGTACTTCGGCTAATATGAAACTCTCTCATCAAGCTATCCCAATTACTATCTGTCTTAAGCATAGATTGAGCAAAATCATATAAATCTCCCTTTAGAAATTTTAAAGCCATCTCAAAATTATCAAGGTCATTAGCCAATCGGATATACCGTTGCGATAAATCCGCCAATAGTTCCTCATTTTCCTGAATCATCTTCTCACGAAAATTCAGTGCAATCATCTCTGAACGTTGATTGGTAGGTGTACTTTTAACTTTAGGTTCATCAGATTTCTCAAAAACTAGCGAACCAATTACCTCATTTTCTGTCACAGGTTTGAAATGGTTCAAACGATACTCCAACATCGCCAAGTCACTTTTGAGTTCATTGTAATTCGTCAGTATGTGCTCTGCCTTATCCATATTTTCCTCCTACTTGTGCTTTAACAGCTTCAATCAGCCGTTCTTGTTGTGCATCTTTGTTTTCTAGTGCTTTGAGGATTTCCTCATCAATCGTTCCTTCAGTCACAATGTGTTGGATAACAACTGTCTCAGCCTCCTGACCTTGACGCCAAAGTCGTGCATTTGTTTGTTGGTATAATTCCAATGACCACGTTAATCCAAACCAGACCAAGTGGTGACCGCCTTTTTGAAGGTTCAACCCATGACCAGCTCCAGCTGGATGAAGTAAGCCAACTGGGACATTTCCCTTGTTCCACTCACGAATATCTTCTTCAGTTTTCAACAACCTACTCTTTACCTTGAGTTTTTCTAAACGACCAATAATCCGAGCTAAGTCATGTTTGAACCAATAGGCAACTAAGACAGGTTCTCCATTTGCGGATTCAAGGATATCTTCAAGGGCATCTAGTTTCTGTTCATGTAATGCCACAACCGTATGATCATCAGAATATACAGCTCCATTGGACAACTGAACTAACTTGTTCGTAAGGCTTGCAGCATTTGCGGCAGTTACATCTAGTCCGTCTAACTCTGACAAAACATACTCTTTCTTAAACTGACTGTACTTTTCTTTTTCCTTTTCTGTCATACGCACCAGTTTCTTGGTTGAAATCAATTCAGGCATATCCAGATAATCTAGGGCCTTCATGGAAATGGTAATATCACTAATCTTGTCCTGAATTTGACACTCCGCATAATCCATGGGGATGTATTCATAGACAATGTTTCCGTTGCGACGCCCCTCTTCAAAGTAGCGACTACGAAACTCACCAATGAATCGACCAAGGCGTTCCCCTCCGTCAATGACTTTAAACTCTGCGAACAAGTCCATAAGTCCATTTGAGCTTGGTGTTCCAGTCAGCCCAACAATGCGTTTCATGTAAGGACGCATTGCCATAAAGGCTTTGAAACGTTTGGACTGCCAAGACTTGAAAGAACTCAATTCATCAATCACTACCATATCCCACTTGAAATAGGGACTACATTGTTCCACCAACCAAGGGAGGTTTTCACGATTGACAATGTAGATGTCCGCATCTTTCTGAAGAGCTACTTTTCGTTGCTTTGGTGTTCCCACAATTTTCGAATACCGTAAGTGCCGTAACTCTGTCCATTGCTCAATCTCATCACTCCAAACAGTATTTGCAACTCGAAGTGGGGCAATAACCAAAACCTTAGTGACCTCAAATCGGTCAAACATCAGCTCATTTACTGCAGACAAAGTTGTAGCTGTTTTCCCCATCCCCATGTCTAAGATGACTGCTGCATTAGGGTGACCTATGATGAAGTCCTTGGCGACTACCTGATAGTTATGTAATGTCAATTTCATCTAGCACCTCTCCAATCATCTCAATGCGGTCAATCACATAAACCTTAAAGTCTAACCGCTCGAACAGTTTATGTCTTGACACTTGTAACATCCTTGGCTTTTGGTTAGGAGCTTTTACTTCCACCAAGCCAAACTTGCCTTTGGGTAAAAACACCAAGCGATCTGGCACACCAGAAAAAGATGGCGATACCCACTTAGGACAAATGCCTCCTCTAGCTTTCACAGACTTCACCAAGGCTTGCTCAACGCACTTTTCTCTCATCGTTTTAAATCCTTTCGTCAAATTGAAGTGTGTAGGTCTAGTGCAGTCATTTCCAAAACTCCTCTTATAGGCTTTTTTTATAGTAATTTTTGCTTATAGGATAGTTTTAGAAAAGACCATAATAGACCTACACAAAATCAAAAAATGTCACTCATGTTGGTCGTTTTAAGCATTTATCTGAAGCCTCATTCAAAATAAGTTCCAACCATTCAGTCTACGACTTACACACCAAAAATAGTCCATCACCTCTCTTGTGGAGGTAAGGTGGCTAAAAATGCTGGTCATTAATCTAAGAAATCATAACCATCATCAACCAATTTCAAACCAAGAATGAAGTTCCCTTTACTTGTCCGTTTTCGTTTAAAACCTGCCTGATCAAGAGCAGAATAAAAATCGGTCGTACTTCGTGTGTACTCCATGTTTTTGGCGCAATAGGCACGATACTGACTGTATAATTCTCCTGATTTTTCTGTCAACTGATCACCAACTTGACAGCAGTCACTAAGGAAGTGTCCTAACCAATCATTTGCCTCACGATAGGCTTTGACGGAAGATGATACCGCAGTTGGTACTTTTGTTTTGAAGTTCGCTTTGATAGCTTTTTCTGCACCTTCTATAATCCAAGACAAAATTGCTGGTGCAGCATGGTCATACAAATGATCCGCAAAGTTTTTGATATCAGAGCGACCTGTGATTTTAGCGTTAAAAGGAATAACAACCAAACGTCGCCACGTTCCATCATCGTTCGCTCCTACTTTTGGCAGATGGTTGGTGTAAAGAACCAGCGTATGTGATGGTACAAAGTGAAAAGGATCCTTGTACTTTTTCTCAGCTTGGATTTCATCTGTAGATGTAATCTGCTTAACAACAGCCGTATTAAGTCGCATCCCTTCTGCCATCTCAGAAGCAATGACCAGTCGTTTTCCTTTAAGCTCAGCAAGCTCAGGACTGACATTTCGCTTGTTTGACATGGTTAAGGCATCTGCGGATAATTTTCCAGAGTAGCTACCTAGCACACGAGCAATGGTATTCCAAAAGGTAGACTTTCCGTTCGCTCCACCACCGTAGGCAATAATCATATGTTCTTGATAGACCTTCCCAATAGCTGCCATACCAATAATTTCTTGAACATAATCAATTAATTCTTGGTCGTTACAGAAAAAGGTAGCTAAAGTTTCCTGCCATAATCCAATTCCCTGATCACTAGGAGAGACTGCTGTCATTTTAGTTATATAATCTTCAGGATTGTGCTCTTGTTGCCCATTTATCCCTTTTCGTAAATTATAGGTAGCCTCTGGGGTATTGAGTAATAAGTCATCACTATCTAATTCTGACAATTCTACTGAAAGCATTGGCTTAGCTGTATTATAGACAGCCATCAAATTCTTATAGTCACGATGTTTCATAACAAATTTATGAAACTCTTTAGCTGCTAGGTAGGCTTTTAAATATTTCAATTGAAGTGGAGTTTCGACTGCATTTTCTAGACGCTTTCCTCCAGCCTTAATGGTCAATTCATCAATACCTGAAGACTGAAGTTGTTTTTCTGCAGTTTCCAGGAGTGCATTCGCTTCAGCAAGTTGAGCATCGGTAAAGTGTACAACTGCCCCTAATGCTAGCTGCTTATTCTCACGCCAGTGCGTCCCATCGTAGTAGAGATAGTCTGTCGCATTGGTGTAAGCCAGCTTATTGGCATACTCTCTTGCAAGAACTCCCGCTTCTCCAACATCAGAGTAATCATCTGGTTTTAATGTTTCTCTATTGAAAGCATCAGGAGCCACGTAGCCTTTAGATGTTTTTATAGTTCTGTTGTAGAATCGCACAGCACTACCCCAGATGGTATCTAACTCTGCTTTATCAAGTGGCGGTACACATTTCTGAGCCTGCTCATCAAAACCATCCCTAGCTTCTTGGCTCACGCCAAACCGTTTGAGAATCTTTGCTGCAAAGACAGACATCGTTGAATTACGACTTCCTTGCTGAATTGGTCCACTTGGAGGAGTATAGAAGTCTGCATCGAAATCTTCCTCGTCTTCAATAGAAACAGCTTGAAACAAATCTTCATCAATAGTTAGCCATGAATCATGCCATATAACCTGTGCATTAGGATTTCCAAAGAAGAACCTTGCCGCATCCTTGGCATTATCATCAAAAAACTTGTATTGATTACAGAGTTCTTCCTTCATAGCTATGTAGACATCTTTAGCAGTTACCTCATTGATTTGGAAGTAGATATGATATTTGGGTCTTGGAGCTTTTCCTGCCTTTGCCTGCATATGACTTCGACTAGTTACCAAGGCAAAGTTATAATCCGAAAAAATTTCTTTTAATCGCTCTACAGTTATCCACTCATCTGAATTTTCAGAATGGTCATTATCAATATCCATGACCAAGACGTCCGACTGGATGAAATTGGTATTTGAGCGTGTATTGTTTAAAAACAGCCCTGCCACATGGTCAAATTGCGCAACAGTTTGTATCGATATTTCATCAGTAATAGTTACTTGATTGGGATAAACCGTGGTTGTCTGAACCCCAGTCTGTCCAGAATGAGATAAGGTAAATTGCATTATGCACCCTCCATATTTTTGCAGTAATTTTAGAAATATATCTTCTTAACTTACTAAGTAAGAATCTGACAAATTTTTCCGCTCTTTCAGAAAAAATTATTCAAAAAAATAGAAGTTTCCTATTAAATTGCACAGGAAACTTTTTTGATATTCAAAAATTTTTTCAAATCTAACGGAAAAACATCACTTAGTTCTACTTAGTAATGTGTAAGAGATATGTCTAAAAAAATCTCTTGCAAAGTGGAAAATTTAATAAAAACCTTACTTAGTAAGATAGGAGGACCAAATATGGTAAACGAACCATACATCAAACCTGATGAAGACGTAGCTGATACTCTCATCGCTATCAGCGTCATCTCAAAACTACTCGCTCGGAAAATTATGGAGGAAGAATACAATGAGCAAAATGAAAGAACTGAATAGACTAATTCATGATATGGAAGAAACCGCAAAGTACTACCTTCGATTGGTGGAAGAGTTCAAAAAACTCCTATCTAAAGATAATGAAACAGTTCCTGAACCAATATCACCAAAATCTGAACCACAAAGGGAAATTCAATTGGAGGATGTCCGTGCAGTCCTTGCTACAAAGGCAAAAGATGGCTTTAAGAATGAGGTTCGTGCTCTTCTAAATGCTTACGGTGCTTCTTCTCTATCAGCTCTTGACCCTAAACACTTTGCGGCAGTCCTTGAAGAAGCTGGAGGGATTGGTAATGACTAACCACGCCATTCTATCTGCTTCTGCATCACATCGTTGGTTGAACTGCCCACCTTCCGTTCGGTTAACAGAAGATATGCCAGATGTAAACTCTGAGTTTGCCCTTGAAGGTACGGATGCTCACGAGTTATGTGCTTATCTAGTCGAGAAAGCTTTAGGTAGGAATGCGCGTGACCCGACTGAGGATTTAGCATGTTACAATCATGAAATGCAGGATTGCGCAGAAGAATACTGCAATTATGTCATGGAACAAGTCGAGAAAGCCAGAGGCTACTCACGTGACCCTACAGTTCTTGTCGAACAACGACTGGACTTTTCTAAGTGGGTACCTGAAGGATTTGGAACTGGAGATTGCCTTATTGTGGCAGACGGACTTCTTCAGGTTATTGATTATAAGCACGGACTTGGTGTTCTAGTTGATGCAGACCATAACCCACAAATGATGTGTTATGCACTTGGTGCTCTTGAGATGTTTGACGGTCTTTATGATTTTGATAAAGTTACCATGACAATCTTTCAACCACGAAAACATAACATATCTACCTTTGAGATAGAAAAGACTGAGTTGCTTGAATGGGCTGAAAATGTACTCTCTCCAAAAGCTGAACTTGCATTCAAAGGTGAGGGGGATATGCAGTCTGGTAAACACTGCCAATTCTGTAAACTAAAGAATATCTGTCGCAAACGTGCGGAGGATAATTTGGCTCTTGCCAAGATGGAGTTTGCGAATCCAGCTACCCTTGATAACGAGGATATTGCTGATATTTTGCCTAAACTAGACCTGTTGATTTCATGGGCAAATGACATCAAAGCTTATGCTTTAAATCAAGCCACAGATGGACACCCTATCCCAGGATACAAACTGGTTGAAGGTCGCTCTGCTCGTAAATTCTCAGATGAGTCAGCCGTTAGCCAAGCAGTGATTGAAGCAGGCTATGACCCTTATGAGAAGAAACTGCTTACTATCACTGCCATGACTAAGTTACTTGGCAAGAAAACTTTTAACGACCTACTTGGTGGTCTCGTAATAAAACCAAGTGGTAACCCAACACTCGTTCCAATTGACGATAGCCGTCAAGAGATAAACCTAGCAAAAAATGAATTTAAAGAGGAATAACTATATGACAACTAAAGTAATTACAGGACCAAACACTCGCTTCAGCTACTTAAATGCCAACGAACCAAAATCTATCAATGGTAGCACTCCCAAGTACAGTGCCTCACTCATCATTCCAAAAGATGATAGTGAGACTGTCGATAAAATCAAAGCTGCCATTGAGCTTGCCTATAAGGAAGGCGAATCAAAACTCAAAGGTAACGGAAAAACAGTACCAGCACTGTCTATCCTTAAAACACCTCTACGTGATGGGGACTTAGAACGTCCTGATGATGAAGCCTATCGCAATGCCTATTTCGTTAATGCCAACTCGCCACATAAGCCTGGAATCGTTGATGGCAACCGCCAAGAAATTATCGATACGTCTGAACTCTACTCAGGTATCTATGGGCGTGCATCCATCACTTTCTACGCTTTTAACTCCAATGGTAATAAGGGGATTGCCTGTGGGTTGAACAACCTCCAAAAACTCCGTGATGGAGAGCCACTCGGTGGACGAACTCGTGCAGAGGACGACTTTGCGACAGAAGATGATGATGATTTTTTGAACTAAAGTTGGGAGGAATAGTAAATGTTTGATATTATTTTGAGCTATATTTTGATTGGGGTTTACATCTTTCTCGGACTCTACTTTAACTATATGTTAATCCGTGAAGACATTCGTCAGGAAAAGAAACGAAAAGCAGAGAAGAAACTTCAAGAAAGCAATTCAACTCCGCTACGACGTAGCCGATAATACTTCTGGTGGCAGCTCTCCTGCCACCTTTTTAAGAAAGGACAAGAAATGACAATGAAAGAATTGAGTATTGATATTGAATCGTATTCAGAAGTTGATTTACGGAAGTCTGGCGTCTATCGTTATGCGGAGGATAAGAGTTTCGAACTGCTACTCTTTGCCGTATCCGTCGATAATGGACCAGTCACAGTTTTCGACCTGACCAAGGAAGAACTTCCCCAAGAAATTATTCATGCTTTAGTGGACGACACTATCATCAAATGGGCTTTTAATTCTTCTTTTGAACGTATCTGTCTTTCCAACTGGCTGAAGAAACATCACCCTCAACTTTTATCTGAAGGCTTCCTATCTCCATACTCATGGCGTTGTAGCATGATTTGGTCTGCCTATCTAGGACTACCGCTCTCACTTGATGGGGTAGGTACTGTTCTCAAATTAAAAGACCAAAAGCTTAAAGAAGGTAGGGACTTGATTCGCTACTTCTGCTTACCTTGTAAAGCAACCAAAGTAAACGGTGGTCGGACACGTAACTTGCCTAACCATGCCCCAGATAAATGGACTACTTTTATCGCCTATAATAAGCGGGATGTCGAAGTCGAGCTAGCTATTAAAAACCGACTCAAAAAATTTCCAGTTCCTAACTTCGTTTGGGAGGAATACCACCAAGACCAAATCATCAATGACCGTGGGATTGGTATTGATGTGGATTTCGTCAAAGCAGCTATTGCCATTGATGAAGAAAGCAAAGCCAACATCCAAGCTAAATTGAAAGAACTCACTGGACTTGAAAATCCCAACTCTGTCCTTCAGATGATTGGTTGGTTACGGGAACACGGAGTAACCACTGATTCACTTGATAAGAAAGCTGTTAAAGAGCTACTTAAAACCGTTGATAAAAAGACGACTAAAGTCCTTAAATTGAGACAACAGGCTGCCAAATCCAGTGTCTCTAAATACCAAGCCATGATGAACTGTGTCTGCAAGGACGGAAGAGCTAGAGGAATGTTTCAATTCTACGGTGCTAACCGAACTGGGCGATGGGCTGGTCGCTTGGTGCAACTACAGAACCTCCCACAGAACCATCTTCCTGATCTTGAAGAAGCAAGAGAACTCTTCAAAACTGGGGACTTAGAGGCTACTGAACTTTTCTACGATACGCAAGATACCCTGTCACAACTTATCCGCACTGCTTTTGTACCAAACCACAGTAAAAAATTCATCGTCTGTGATTTCTCTGCCATCGAAGCTCGTGTTTTGTCCCATATTGCAGGCGAGACATGGCGAAGCAAGGTCTTTGAGCAAGGGAAAGACATCTACTGCATGTCTGCTTCACAGATGTTTGGAGTTCCAGTTGAGAAACACGGCCAAAATTCCAACCTCAGACAGAAAGGGAAAATTGCGGAGTTGGCTTGTATAGCAGAAGGAGAACTTGTCTTGACTGATAAGGGATTAGTTCCCATTGAACAGGTTTCCACAGAGAGGAAAGTTTGGGATGGACTGAATTGGGTATCTCATGAAGGAGTAATTTACAAAGGAAAAAGAGAGGTGATATCTTATGATGGACTTACAGCGACACCAGACCATCTCGTATGGATCGAAGGGAAATCGGAGCCAGTACCATTTGGAAAAGCCGCCACCAGCAGCTCACGTCTCCTACAAACAGGAAATGGTAGGCGAGCAATACGGTTGGGTAAAGATCATAAGCCCAGAGAAACGGTGGAATCAAAAGATGAATCACTGCTATGTTCTCACCCAATGTCAGAGATGTCAAAGTATTCAATGGCAAAATCGGAACAATCTTACCAGTGGGAAAAGCAAGGGCTGCCAAGCATGCTCACAACCACGTCAAATTCCAAAATGGTTAGACCGACGGCTAACCGCTGCAAAGCAACGATGCGAAAATCCAAACGACAAAGGTTACCACAACTATGGTGCAAGAGGCATTTTATTCAAGTTCGAAAGTGTCACCACTGCTGGTCTTTACCTTATCAAGCAGTACGGTCTTCCAAACAGAAATATGGAAATCGACCGCATCGACAACAACGGTCACTACGAAAAAGGAAATATTCGATTCGTTACCCATACCGAAAACAATCGCAACAAGCAGAGAACAGTCCTAAGCCACTTCTCTCAAAAATATTGGCCCTACACACGAAATGTTGTTATTCGAAAACTCAGCCAAGGAAAAAGCAGAGAGGAGATTATTCACGATGCCGAACTAGCAGTTCTAAACAAGCGGAAAAACTGGCATATCATCAGTGCGAGGTTAGACTTTATGATATACGAAATGCCGGACCACATCACCGTTTTACCGTATCGGATAAACTAGTACATAACTGTGGCTATGGCGGATCTGTTGGTGCATTAAAAGCCATGGGAGCTATTGAAATGGGGCTATTAGAAGAAGAACTTCAGCCACTTGTGGATTCTTGGAGACAAGCTAATCCCAATATTGTTCTCTTTTGGTGGGACGTGGATAGGGCTGTGAAAACTGCAGTCAAAGAGCAAGTCCAAACCGAGACGCACGGTATTCAGTTCGAAGTCAGAAAAGGGATGTTATTTATCACTCTCCCATCTGGACGCAAACTCGCCTATGTCAAACCCAAGATGGGTGAGAACCGATTTGGTGGGGAATCTGTCACCTACGAGGGTACAGGAACTGCTAAACGTTGGGAAAGACTTGAAAGCTACGGTCCGAAGTTCGTCGAAAATATCGTTCAAGCCATTAGCCGTGATATTCTTGCTTTTTCCATGACACAGTTAAAAGGGTTCAGTATTGTCGGTCACGTTCATGATGAAGTCATTATAGAATGTGACGAAACACAACCCCTTGACGTAATTGCCATGCACATGGCTATCGCACCAGACTGGATGCCTGATATCAATCTTCGTGCAGATGGATATGAATGTTCCTTCTACCAAAAAGACTAAACAACAAAAAACGGTTCACTACCTGAATTTGGTAATGAACCGTTTTCGTTTATTCATTATTTCGGATTTAATTCCTTCAATAAGGCCGCCACCAGAGCACGAGCTTTTGGCAAGCGATAGAAACCTGTAGAACGTTTAACCCCAATCCTAGCAAATACATCTTCAATACTCTCATCAAACTCTTTAGCGAGTAAGCCCAAAGTGATATCATACAAATCCTTATCTGCTTGCTTTACTTTCTCAAGTAAATCTTGCAGCATTTCTGCGAACATAAATTCTTCCAGTTCTTCGGTGGAACTGTGAAGAGTAGATTCAGTCGTATCAATCCATTCTTCATATGAAATTATCTCCTCAATATTTTTTGACTTACGTTGACGAAACTCATTCAAAAAATTCTCAACAGCATCTTTGTAGATACGCTCCGTTTGAGCATATTCGTCAGGATTAACTGAGATAAAAGCAACCAATACATAAACATTTAACCGTTTAGCAGGCCGCCAGGAGCGAAGGGTCTCTCTTTTAAGACGCATATCCTCAATAACTTGTTGGTTCTCAACCAGCATAGGAGCTAATACTTGCCCTTCTAAAAGTCCCACTTCTAGCGAGCATTCTTGCTTTTGACATTCATTGTAAATTTTGTCCTTGTTTGTCATCTGTTGGCATACATTTCCTAACAAGGAAAAGTACAGATAACAAACCAAGGCATGCAAAAAATATTCTTGACCGCATCGTATTTTCCTACTTGTAGCGATCAATACACCTCACAAACTGACTATGCACTCCTAACTAATAACCTTAAGGTGTCGGCTATGATCAGTAGCAAGTTATTAACTAGGTTTGTTTACAACTTTAGTATCTCATAGAAATAAAAAAATGAATCCGACTCCTAGATGTCTGATTCAAACTCTCTCTGAAATCAATATTTTTCGATAAAAAATAATAGAAAACTGAGCAAATGCTCTAAAAAGCACACAAAAAACGGACACTCACATGTCCGTTCGTTAGATTGAAACACCAACTTTTTCTAAAAAGGCCTTAACTTGGTCTACTGATTGGCTATGAAAAGTATTCAACACCAGTTGATAGCGACGATGGGTAATATTTCCAGGATCTAATTTCCACTTTGACTTCTCTAATAAGTGCATGGAGATACTGGGTGGTAAGTTCAGATAAACACAGACGAGTATGAATAACTCTAGGCTCCCCTCCCCTTTGAAGAGGCGACTAATTTGCTTCTCTGAGAAAAATAATTCTTCTCCAATTTCTTTGTAAGTCACCTTCCGCCATTTCTTGACAACCTGCATGGAAGCTTCAAAATCGTTGGAAAGCTGGTTATAAATAGCATCTTCCTCTTCCAACTGTTTGAGAAGGGCTTGTTCTTGCTTTTCTTTGGTGGAATTTTCATAGCCATTATGATAGACCAGTTCAAAGGAGATATTACTAAACTGGGAACGGTTTAAGACAAAATCTTGATAAGTGATTTCCTTCTGTTCATCACCTAAACAATGATACTCAAAGAGCAGAGCACACTCATCCAAGTGATAACGGGCATAATCTGTCAGAACTAAGTTCCCACTTATATCCTCGGTCACAAACTGAGGTAGATTCATGACCAGATGGGCCTCAATGTAAACATAGAGGCCTGAATGCAACACCTTGGTAAACGAATAGTCCTCCTCTACCAAACGCTCCAGCTCCGCAAGAGAAATCGAAAAAGTCTGGTTGTTTTTCAGTTCCATATCCCCAATGGTATAAGGTGGGAGATAGCTGCCGTCAACGTATTCCAAAACACCTCGTGCTTCTTTAAAACCCAATTCGACTAGACGAATCTTTGCAGATTGCCTTGAAACTTGAAAGAAACTAGCCAATTCCAAAATAACATGTTCCAAAATAACGAGATAGCTCAATTGAGAGTAGGTTTGCCAATCCTCTATCAAAGCTTGAGCCTTCTTTAGAAACATCTTCTTGGGCATGAGAATCCTAGGGGTAATAGCCTTGGCTTGTCTCTCCAGCCAATACCTAGCCATCTTCATATCGCCATAGACAGATTGATCTGACTCCAGCAAGTCCTTCAAGGCAAAATAGTGCCTATGTTTATACCAATGAAAACATTCATGGATAATCGTGTTACTGCGCCGACCTGCATTGCCACTGCTTGTATCATACAGAACTGTTCCTTCCGAAACCACTCCTCTCTCTTCCTCAGTAGACTTAAAATAGGTTCTTCCCAGTACCTGACTGCAGCTATCAAACTCATAGGGTGTAGCTTTTAAATCTAAGCGCAATGCCACATCAAAGCCATCTATTGGCATCGGCTTAGCTAGAGCTTCTGGATAAACATCACGCAAAAAAACTTCTGCCTCATCATCATAGCGAGAAGATGAGATATAGGGAATCAGGTCTTGTCTTAAGGAATTTGTCTCATCATAATTATCTTTAGCACCTGACCTAGCCTCGACAAAAAGAAAATCATAGCTTCCAGCCTTGTCAAAGGACAAATAGTAATCCAGCGTTAAATCTGATGTCACCTGACACCAATCATCATAACCATCAAAACCAAAACATCCTTCTGAATCCACCTGAAAGTTAATATGAAGCAAAATTAAATTAGCTGTTTTTAAGCGAGGATGGACTGAAATCACAGTTGCACTCTGAAAAATAATATCGTGCACCGTTTTAAGTCCCGGAGTTGAAGTCACCGCAAAAAGAGACTTATCCTCCTCCATGAGTCGCTTAATATCCTCAATAACCTCTTTGGAACAGTGATCAATCACAAACTTTACAATTGGCATCGCAAGCCTGCCTTTCTTTTCTCTTGCACTCTATTATATCCTATGTTATAATTTTGTCAAGTTATAGATTGACAAAAGATAAGGAGAAAGTTATGTTCTCATCCACCAAATTAAAAGAATACAGAACAGCCCAAAAACTATCACAGACAGCCATCGCAAGCAAGCTAAGTGTCACTAGAGCCACACTGTCAGCTTGGGAGACAGGCAAAACTGTCCCCAATAAGAAACACCTACAAGAGCTAGCTCAAGTTCTTCAAATCAAACCCAATGACCTTCAAGAAGAACACCCTCACTTAACCCGCTACAAACAGCTCAACAAGACAAACAAAAAGAAGGTCGATGAGCTAACTCAAGACCTTCTCAGAGCACAAAAAGTTGTGCCTCTCTTTAGTGTACAAGTTCTTGATAATGTCGCCCTCTCGGCAGGACATGGATCTGGCTTCTACGATGAATACGAGACTAGAGAAGTCTTTACAGACAAAGAATACCTCTACGATGTGGCGACTTGGATTGAAGGTCAATCGATGGAACCGGTCTATCAAGACGGTGAGGTAGCCTTAATCCGTGAAGGAAGCTTTGATTACGACGGTGCAGTCTATGCCATTGCCTGGAACGACCAAGTCTACATCAAGAAAGTTTATCTTGAGAAAGATGGCTATCGCCTCGTTTCCATCAATGACTCCTATCCAGATAAGTTTGCGCCAGCAGAGGACGAACCACGAATTGTCGGGAAAATAGTGGGAAATTTTATGCCTATTGAACAGTAAAAACCCTTGAAGAAGTTAATTCTTCAAGGGCTTTTAAGTATTGTATCGGTACTTCCTAGCCAACAAACAATTGATGTAGCTCCGATCGACTAATCGGATTTAGAATAATCTGAGAATCAGTCTCTTTAGCAACTTTACTAGATAACTGTCCCAGTCCTTCTCTAAACGGTAAATCAGCAATAACAGATTCTTCGTCAGAAATTATAGCAAGTATTCTAAACTCCGTCACCTGTTTCCCATCAACCTGATATAATTGTTCAGGATACTTAGGTAACAGGATTTTGTCATCAGAATCACGGATAGGAAATACTCCTAAAATTTCGGATCCATTCTCATAGAATGTCGGTTCAATAACAAGTGGTTTTTGAAACAAATTTTTAAACATTTAACCTCCAAAATGAACTAAATCGTAAGGGTAATACTTATTGTCTTTGAAAGAATCATCTGGGATATTCAACACCTTTACCAGAGCAGCGATTTCTAACGCCCAGTAACCGAAATATAGTAGTTCTGGCTTTTTATCAAAACCATAAAAATAATTCCCTTTTTGACTTCTATACCAGTTCGATAACTGATTCGAAATTATAACATCTCTGTCATCAGACCTTTGATAAAGTTCTGCAATCCAAGGTCTAAACTGTTTGATATCTTTATAGCTATTAATATCAGTAATATTCTTTTTGTTCATAAGAATATCAATCACACCATGTGAAACTTCAAATTTATCAAGTAATGATAAAAATTCCTTATCATCAAATAAATCAACATTCAATAGAACACCCAAAGCTATAAACTGAAGACTATTTACGTCAATAATTTCTGAAAACACAGCCTTATATTTAGGAATAGTATTCATATAATCCTCTCTGATCAAAGCTATGTCTTCACCCTTAGAATATTTCGCTAAAAGGATTTCAAAGGATATCTTGAAAATAGCATTCTTAATATTTCTAATAATCTTTTCATCCAAAGCTTCAATATCTAATAGTTTCTTTTCAAAATTATTTATACGCTGGAACTGTTTAGAAACAAATAGCTCAAAATAATCATGATTTTTTAGTTTATCTCTCATAAATCATAGCCCTCCTTTATGGTAAGGATTTAGACCTGATACTACCATCAGGCATAACTCTTACTAATAAACTATCATATCCGTTCATATTAATAGTATCTGCCAAATCAGCTCCAACAGCATCATCCAGTCGATTTTTTATCCAATCATATCCCATCTGAGGACCATCTTGGGTTTTTCCTAATTGCGCAGTATTATACTTAGCTTCTGCTACAACATATGTATCTGTACCCTTATGATAGTAAACACCATCAATTCCCTGATGCCCTTTAGCATCAATACTAGTTACTCGATCTGTACTTACCCTTGTATATCCCCTCTCTTCCATATAGCGATCCATTTTCATCTCACCATAATTTCCCTTCTGAGCGTTGGTTTTCAGAGGTGTAGTACCATTTTCTACATTATGGATAGCTTTAATAGTTCCTTCACGACGAAGATGTTCATCAAAATTAGAACTATCTCTGGCTTTTTTACTTGCATCAATATTCGCAAGAACTCTCTGACGCATGTCTTTAGGAGATTCAACAGTTGCTGATGGTTTGGTATTCTTAACCGATACATCTCCAGACTTCGGCTTGTTCTTCGGTACATCCGCTTTGGCAGATTTCTTACTTGAAACACTGCCTGAGCCATTGGTAATGAGATTGAGACCATAGTCTGTCACGACATTCTTAAGAGAAATTGGATTCCCTGTCGCAACGGAGATACCCGTATCTATAACGGTCTCAACACCAGCTTCAACACCCGCCTTCGCAACATGACGAACGGTCTGGTTGGCAATATTTTGTGTCACATTAGCGGCCACATTGGCACCAGCTCCAATAAATTGACCACCAACAAAACCTGTAATAGCTCCTAGTCCTGCTCCTTTGGCAATAGAACCAACCAAGGCCCAACCACGTTGCCCTGAGCTATAGGCATCATAGCCAGACATAATGGCTCCAGAAGCCGCACCGCCAATCGCCATTGCGACTGGAGCACCTAGACCACCGGTAGCTACGGTGAGGACAATACCAACACCAATAGCACCAGCTGTGACAGCTACCTTCTTCCAGTCGATTTTCTTAACGTAGTTGGCAACTTGTTTCTTAACACGTTTAGCTGTTTTACACACATGTGTGTACATTTCCTTAAGAGCTTTACCCCAGTTGCGGAACATGCTCTTAGCTTCTCGTGTCTTAGGTGTCGTCTTGATTCCTGTTGACTGACTATACTCATCTCGAATATGCTGCTGGCGACGTTGCTCGGCTTGGGCTCTAGCTTGAGCCTGTTGTTGCTGAGCATAGGCATGACTGCTACTTGGAGAGTGGTATCCTCCACCATAACTGCCTGATGAGGCCTGGTAACTTGGTGCAGAGTGATAGTTATTCCACTGCTGAACTGCCCAGTTCTTGACATGGTTAACTTGAGTACCAACCCAGTTAACCGCCTGACTGACCTTGTTGCCTACCCAATTAACCGCATGAAAGGCTGCACTCTTAACTGCATTCCAAATATTAGACGCAACTGTCTTAACTGCATTCCAAGTATTAGACGCAACTGTCTTGACTGTATTCCAAGCACTGCTTGCGACTTTCTTAACATTTAATATTTCTACTTACTTGAAATAAATTGGAGAAACTAACAGTACAGCCCAAAAATATCTTTTAGTTTTTGATAATCATTTTTTGTTAATGATTTGAATTTTTTTTTATCTATTTCGTATATTGCTGCCTTCCACGAGCCTGATTCAACTAAATCTAAAATTATTTTTTTTTCTTCGGCTCCATTAATATAGTCATTTAAAATATTTAATAGAATATTTTCTGCTTCTGTGTAACTCAACATTAAATCAATCTCCTATTATTGCTACATCTCTGAAGTTAATATTTTTCGCCTTATCTGTAATTAACTGAGGATAACCTCCTGTACCAAATTCAGGATATACCTTAGTTAAGGGTTCTAATGTTTCACCTGCTTTATCGCCATAAGCCCTTGGCACTCTCACATTATCAAATATTTGTAGAGTATCAAATTCACCACGAAGTTTAGTATCACTCCAATCAGGGGCAATCTGGTAGGCATCTTGAACTTGCTTAGCTGAATCGAATCTTGTAAATCCTATATATCCTCCCGGTGCCTGCATTGATTTCACTGTCTGATCTGCATATTGAGAATTCATATAACGATAGCCAGTAGCTGGCAAAGTAGTTCCATCTGGTCCTACATAAAAATCTGTCTTAGGTGTAGATTTAGGTTCTGGTAATGCAAGTGGTTTACTTGTCGGCCCAGGCAATGCTAATTGCTGAACAGGTGTCACATCCTTAAGAGGTTTCGTGACTGGTACATCCCCAGACTTGGGCTTATTCTTAGCTACATCTGCTTTAGGACCTTTAGAAGCTCGAACGGAAATACCTTCTGAAATCGCATTGATCGCAAAGCTAGCCGCAATGCTTCCAGGAGTGACTTTTCCGCCCTGGGTCGCATCCACAATCGTATCTGTTGCGGTTTCACCCACAGTATCTACCACATGACGTGCAAGAGGATTTGCAACGGATGAAGTCGCACTACCAAATCCTCCAAGTAAGCCACCTGTCAATCCGCCTGTGAATGCACCATTGATAGCACCATTAACAGTATTGTTGAGGATGTCACCTGGCTTCTGTCCAGAAAGGACGCCCGAGGTTAAGGCATGTACGCCTCCTCCTGCGGCTCCACTGACAGCTCCAACTGCTACACCCGTGGCTACTGCTGCTCCAAAACCGGTTAGTCCAGTAGCTCCTACTAGCCCCGCAACAACTGGTGCTGCTGCTCCTGCTGTCGCCACAGTAACCGCTACTGCTGCAACAGTCGCTACTGCCGCAATACCGACTTTCTTCCAGTCTACTTTTTTCAGGAATTGAACGGTATCATTTTTTATCCGCTTCGCAGTTGTACAAACATGTGTGTACATTTCTTTCAGTGCCTTACCCCAGTTTCTAAACATACTCTGAGCTTCGCGAGTTTTCGGAGTTGTTTTTAGACCAGTAGCTTGGGTATATTCATCTCGAATATGTTGTTGACGACGTGCCTCAGCTTGCGCTTGAGCCTGCGCTTGTTGCTGGGAAGCATAGGAAGAAGCGCTTGGATAATAGGCTTGTGGTCCCGATGCTTGATAACTTACTCCTCGTTGTTGATAGTTATTCCACTGCTGAGCTGCCCAGTTCGTAGCCTTGTTAACCTGAGTACCAACCCAGTTAGCTGCTTGGCTTACCTTATTGCCGACCCAATTGACAACATTTCTACCAAAATTAACAGCTGACTTAGCCACATTTCCTACAAAGGTTGTCGCTCTATTGTAAAGGTTCTTCACACCGTTCCAAGCTTTTTTAGCGCCGTTGATAAGTCCTTTCAAGAAATGCCCACTTGGGTCGGTGTAGTTGACGGGGTTATTATGGACATAGGCATAGCGGTTCTGGCTAAGTGGGGCTGTTACTTCACCTTGGTAGCTGTCTTCTGTCAGGAAGGTACCCGCATGACTATCATAATACCTTGCCCGTAAATAGTCAAGTCCTGTACTGTCTCTCGCTTCACCATTGTAGGCATAAGGATTGCCTGTCTCGTCTGTGCTCTTCTTAGTAGAACCATAGAGCTGGTAGCTACTTGAAGCAACGGCCTTACCGTCTTGAGTTAGACCTGTCACTGACCCTGACTGGTTGGTCAGATATTGGTAAGATTTGTTGGTCTGGTTGTTCAGGTACGAGGTTCGTCCATGACCATAGCTATAGGTCTCCCGAGCTTTCAAATCATGGTCGTAGGTTTGAAGAACCTCTGTATGTTCCCGATTGACATCATTGACATAGTTATGCTCTTCGTAGTATTTGTAGGTATCCTCTCGTGTGGTGTACGGAATCAAGACATCCTTCACTTCGGAGGCATAGGTCACATCTCCCTCTCCCGGTAGATTGCCGAGAGATGGTGGGTTAACGACAAGCCCATCCTTCGTTGCTCTATCTTTTGCGACCTTTTGGTGATAAGCACTTGACACATCGTCAAAGATACTATGCCAGATAGAACCAACCGTTTGTGGGAAACTAGACAGGGCTTGAAGAACATTTTGACTAAAGCCATACCAGAAGAGAGAGTTTTCCTCACCGTTCGGACTCGTCTTAGGAGATTTGCGACTGTTAGTCGTCTTTTGATCATTCTCTTTTATTCTAAAGAGCTGATAGGTGTTCTTACCTTCCTTACGACTAGCGGTAAACACTCGGTTATCATCCCCATCATAGAGGGCTGCCATGAGAAGCCCATCCTTGTCCTTCACGGCAAGGAGACGGTTTTCTGTATCGTAGATATACTCTAATTTCTCGTTATTCTTTTCTTGTGCAATTCGATTGCCATTCTTGTCATAGCTGTAGCTAATGATGCCTTCTGAACCTTCTAGCTTGATCAAGCGATTGTTGTCATCGTAGCTAAAGGTGGTTTTCTCTTCTTTCCCGTCTACCGTTTCGGTACTTGTGAGTTTATTGCCCGCAAGGTCATAGGTGTAAGAGAGGCTAGAGAGTTCCTCACCAGCCTTAGTAGATACCATCATGGTCTCTACTTGGCCCAACGTATCATAGGTGTAGCTATGGACAAGAGTCTCACCATCTTGCGTGATGGTTTCTTTGGTAATGTAATTCCCATCTCTTTAAGTTTTTGGTTACATTCATCGACAGTTAGATGGTAGCAGTTTCTTAATAACATTTTGTAAACACCATGAAAAACAATGGTATCATCAAACTTACAATTACTCTTATCAATAAGGTCGAAACTGAATGTAGGATATAATTTTAAGCCAATACAAATGGCCATAAGTCTACCTAATGTCTTTTGGTATTCCTTATCGTTTTCCATACGCTGAATAGTGGAAACACTAACAGTTGAGTGTTCTTCCAACTTCTCTCGTGTGAAATTTCTACGTTTGCGATGATACACCATTGTCCCACAAAAATTCCCTGGTAGCTGTTCCATTACCTCAGCAATCTTTGTATATACTTCCGCAGTATACTCTGGCACATTTCCAAGTATTTCCTGACTTATGAGGCATTCTGAAAAATCAACTTTAATCTTAAGTTCGGGATCACTCCCTCTATACATAATATAATCGTTGAAATCTTTGTACGATAAAGTTCCATCGGTTTGATATCGAACATCAAATGTTAAACAGCATTCATCCATATGTTCGTATCCATAATCAGTCATCTGGTAAATACCTAAATCAACCATCTCTACATACTTTTCATTATTCAAACAAAAGTGGGAGTCAACATATACAAAACGCTCTGTATTCATCAAATCCTTAAATTTAGTATTAGTCGCATTAAGCATACAGGCATTATTGAAAGAAATAGTGAACGTTTGACCTTTATTCAATGCCCCCAACTTCAAAAGCATAACTTCTGATGTATTCATTGCCTACGTAATTGTAAGTACCTTCAAATTCACTATAGCCTAGTTGTAATAACCGAATCTTCACAGCCAACCGTGATACTTGGAAGAATTCTGCCAGATCATCAATTACTTGTTCAAACATCAGAGCTTTTTTCTCCTGTTCAAACTCTAATGAGTATTTGACAAAAGACTCTTGAACCATCTGCTTAGTTGCTTTCTTTGGCATTAAAATTCTAGCAGCAATACCATTTGCTTGCCACTCCATCCAATCGTAATCACTCCAAGTAGACGAAGATAATGATGATCTATCACTTTTACTACTACTCAAACGGTGATTATCATCAAAGAGCATCTTATATTCATTGTGATAGCGATGAAGTAGCCAGTGAACGGATTCATGAACAACCGTATTATTATAGCTTCCTTGATTCCGTAAACAAATTACATCGGGGTCTACAAGAATAGTCTTTTTTCTAATCAACTTAGTTTCTGGGATATCCGAATCATAAAATACAACTTCGGTATCTTTAAATACCATCTCACCAAAAACGGAGCTGTCTTTTGTTAGTCTCCCTTCAACTTTCGTTAATCCAATATTTGCTAGGTACTCATCAATTGGAAGTGACATCGGAACTTGTAGTGCATCAGGATAGTATTGTTTTAGTATCTCCTCAGCAATGTCATCCAATTCCTTTGCTTTTATATAAGGGACAAATTCAGGACTTAAACCTAAATTAGATCTATCATAATCGGAAGATTCAAATGGGACAACGCTCATTATTTTAAAATCATGAATGCCTTGTTTTAATTTGTACATAACTTTGACTCGTAACCAAATATTACTACTGTCAGATTCATAACCATATTTAGTGTACCCCTTTATTTCAATGTTTGCAATAACCTGAAGGTCTGAAATAATAAATTTATCTTGAACTTTTCTAGATAAAACCTTTTTGATAGAAAAATCATCCAGTTTCATATAATTCGGGTCTATTATAGTGTGTGACTTAACTGATAAGCTTGCTTTATTAGAATAGATAAAACTATCTATTGCTTTAAATATAATGTTATAAAAATTAGATTCAAGTAATTTTTCAAATGAGATATTTGGCATATTTACCTCCAAAAAACTTTTTAAAACCATTATACTATAAAATTTTCAGCATGAAGTCGTTTATCTAATGGCATATTTTATTAGAAACAAGTGATTTTTTGCTTTAAATCTTACAAGAAGTGTCTTGTCATAGTCCATTATTAATTGTTTTTGATATAAAAATTGTGATATAATTATATTGGTTAAAATCAGGAGATAGATTTATGTTGAAAAACTTGAGAAAATTTCTACTAACTCAGCTTCCAATTAAGATAAGTCAAGGTAATTATTCATCATATAGTACATTTGGTAAAGATATAGAGGACGACATTTCTGACTTAATAGAACAATATCTAACCCAAAAAAACATTACTTATAGAGCAATTAGAGCTGAGACTAAAAATGATTTTCCAGACTTAGAGTTAACACTAAAAAATACCAGCTTTGCTATTGAGTATAAATCAGGCTGCTACGAGAAGGAGGGGAAAAAAAGTAGTGGCCCAGCTAATGATTTAGGAACATTAAATTCTTTTCCATCCCATATTAAAGAATTTGGAGACAGAATTATATGTATTTATTTAAAATACTCAATTAACCAAAACATAATTAAAATAGATGATATTTATATAGACAACATCTATAAGTTTGTGGGTAAAAATAAAGACAAACACAAGTTAATTTTAAAATATAGGTTAAAAGATGGGAATTTACGACCTAAAAACTGGAATGACTTCGATAATCAAACATACTATTTTAAAACACTAGATAGCTTTAAAAATGCTTTAGCACTTACAAACATACACCGCTCTCGTCAGCTTACCCTAAATAACTTAGAAAAGTTGAATCTCAAAGAATTACTAGAATGTAAAAGAAAAATAAACTTACTAATTTCAAGTAAAAAAAAGAAAAAACATACCTAGCACTATGAAAGGAACTCCTATGAAAAATATACACACAATTGAGGAATTATTTAGTTTAACGCACGAAAAACTAGTTGGTCAGAGTGGTGCGATTTCAATCAACTTTGCTAATAGAACTCACGTATACTCTGGCAATGATGTTATCGGTAACTGTCTTCAAGAATGGCTTCCAAGCTGGTTTTCTTTCTTAGGAGTCGATATTCAGGCTGGAGAGCATACTCAAGAATTTCCAGATTTTGTGGCAAATTTTGATGGTATCTCTTATGATGTTGAGGTAAAAGCTTGGAATGTGAATAATGCACCTGCGTTTGACTTAGCTAATTTTTTTAGTTTCCTTGATACAACTTACAATGAACCCGGAAAATTAAACGCTCATTATTTCATTCTTGGTTATCGTCCAGCTACCGATGGATTCTCCCAAGGTTTTCAACTTGAAAAAGTCTATTTGAAGCATATTTGGGAAATTACTAACCCTTCTAGAAATTATTCCATCGGATTACAGGTGAAACGAGGTATTCCTTATGCTATGCGCCCTTGTAATTTTTACAGAAATGAAGACAAACATTTCTCTGATATTTTTGAATTTGTTAGCGCAGTGACTGATGCATTTAAGGAATTTGAATTAGCAGCCGACTTACCTTTTACTCCTGAAGAATGGTATGATAGAGTTATGAGTTATCTCTAATTCAACACGAAAAAGCCAGCTAAAAGTTTAAGATAAAATTATTTAAAAAATCTATTAATTAAGAAGTCGCATGAATCCCGTCGTTTTAAGACGTCAGAATTCATGCGACTTTATTTAATCAGTGGAATTTATAAGTAGGATTTCAGTAATTTAATCGAAACTTCTTTAATCACTGGTACACAAACGGTGTTGCCTAACAAGTCAAATGCTTCGCTAGCTTTCAAAAAATCTAAGCTATAAGTTTCAGGAAATCCAAAAAGTCGGAGTCCTTCTTTGACCGTGAGAGATCTAATTCCTCCATCCACGGGTACTGCTAATTTATGAACATCTGTCGCAACTAAAGTCGGAGTCACATCATAAGGCGACAATATCTTTGTAAATTCAAATGACAACTTTCCTGTCACAATATTATAACCCTTTTCTAGCGTAGTATCTGGTACTCGTTTCCCATTGACCAATTTTTTAGGATGCTCATATGTTAAATAACCCTTTTCTACTAAGTCTTCCAACATAGTACCGAGATCCATGTGTTTATAGAAACTAGAAATCATTGTTTGAGTCAAAGGCATACCATCCATCCAATCAATTCCAATAATCTCAGCCCATTTTTTATTACGTCTTTGCTTCAATAACACTTCCAAGAGTTCTGATTGTTCTTCTGAGATCTCTCCCTTTAGTCCTATATCCCAGCTGTGAATATTATTTTTTCCCCCACGTTTATCTTTAATAGCTTTTCCATATACATCACTTAATTTATAATGACTTAGCAATTTTTCTGAAAAAGATGAACTGACTGGAGGGGTATCTATGTCAATAATATCAGCTAAAACTGATGAAGAATAGTTAAAATTTGTTAAAGGCTCAACACTTTTATTTTTTAAACCAATTATATAAATTCTCTTTCTCGACTGTGCTAATCCAAAATCCTTACCATTAAGTACTTTGTACTGAATATTATATCCAAGATCTGATAAAGTTCTAGTAATAACTTTGAAAGTATTTCCTTTATCATGGCTAACCAAGCCTTCTACATTTTCTAACACAAAACCTACAGGCTGCTTCTCTAGTAAAATTTTAGCTATATCAAAAAATAATGTTCCTCTTGTATCTTGAAAACCTAAACCTAAACCAGCTTGTGAAAAGGCTTGGCAAGGAAATCCTGCTAAAAGAAAATCGAAATTAGGTATACTTGAGGGGGAAATTTTAGTAACATCACACTGCGGGTTATGTCCAAAATTTGATTCGTATGCTTTGATCGCAGCAGGCTTTATATCGCTTGAAAACACACACTTTCCCACAAGCCCGAACTCTGATAGAGCCTGCTCAAAGCCTATTCGAATCCCGCCAAGGCCACTAAACAAATCTATAAACCTTACTTCATTTGATTTAGTATGTAAAGTTTCATGAATATTTTCTACTCCAATGCTGATTAACTCTCTGCATTTTTGAGAAAAATTGGAACTATTTGGAAGTGGCAAGTTGTCAATAATACTCACCTCCTCCTCACTTAAATATACTGTATAAGGTCTTCTCTTATTTTCCTGTGCTTTTCTACCAGCACCCTCTCGAACGCCACCATGCATAGTGAAATCCTCCATTTCTAATTACATTTTACCATTAGAGCATTGTTTTTTCAAGTTTTTAAAATCCCATTTTTCGAGAAATGTAAAACTAAAATTTAGAAGAACGATTATACAACTTTCAACTACTTTATCTTATAATAAACTCTATTGTCGAAATATTTCTTGTAAATTTTAAATAATCTGATATAATTTTGTTGTTTTATAAAACAACAAAAAGGGGTGTTATACCATGTTTTCAGGTAACTATCTCAAGAAAAGAAGAGAAAGTAAGCTATTATCTCAGACTGAAATTGCAACTCAGCTAGGTGTCAACCGTTCTTCATACAATAGCTGGGAGTCTGGCCGTTCAACACCAAACCAAAAAAAACTACTGCTGCTTTCGGAAATTTTAGATGTCGAGCCTAGTTACTTTGAATCTGAATATTATATCGTGACTAACTACCTTCAGCTTAATGAAACTAATCAGGTTCTTGCTGACAAGTTTGTAGAGAATTTACTCGCCAAACAGATTAAGAAAGAGTCTGAATCTAAAGTCATTCCACTCTTTTCAGTGCGTGTTCTTAAAGACGTGCCTCTTTCAGCTGGTCTAGGTGCAACTACTATGATGAATACGAGTATGAAACTGTCTATTCTGAGAAAGATCACAATTATGACATTGCTGCCTATATTCACGGTGACTCAATGTTGCCTAAGTACTCTGATGATGAGGTTGCTCTTATCAATGAAACAGGATTTGATTATAGTGGGGCTGTTTATGCTATCTATCTAAATGGTCAAACCTTCATTAAGAAAGTCTACAAGGAAGATGACCACTATCGCATTGTTTCCATCAATGATAAGTATGCTGACAAATATGCTTATGCTGAAGATGAATTTCGTATTGTTGGTAAAGTCATTGGCCACTTTATGCCAGTAGTTGGTGGATAGTGATGAAACTTAAAGATATTCTTGAACTCGGAACCTATGGTTACAACCCAGACTGTAAGGTTGAAATCTTTGATATGAAGAACTTCGAGGAACGTCTTGAAAATGAAGGTTTCCATGAGATTCTTCTACCTTCAGACGAGAACGCTACTATTCACCCTTATGGTTTCTTAATTGAAGATGCCATTCTTATTGCTATGGCAGATGTGGAGGAAAACAATGGAAGTTGATGATATTATTTACCTAAAAGATGGAAGAATATATATGAAACCCTATCTTAAGGAATACGATATCACTGACCACATTCAAACACTTGTTGATGAACTTGAAAAAATGAAAAGGTAGGTGATGAATAGGTTACACTAAACTAGACAAAAATTATAAAGTGTTCTACACTGAACTAAAAAAGAGGAATCCCTTATGTCTAGAAAACCACGTCGTCACTTCACGGATGATTTCAAAAAACAAATCGTTGACCTTTACCAAGCAGGGAAAAAGCGTAGTGAGCTCATCAGAGAATATGAGCTAACCCCTTCAACCTTCGATAAGTGGGTGAAACAATCCAAAACAACTGGATCGTTTAAGACCGTTGATAACCTTACTGCTGAACAGCGCGAGCTGATTGCCCTCAGAAAACGAAACAAAGAGCTTGAAATGCAGGTTGACATCTTAAAGCAAGCAGCGGTGATTATGGCGCAAAAAGGGAAGTAATCACCGCTAATAAAGATAAATACAAAATTGTAGACATGTGCCGTTGCTTAAATATCCCGCGTTCTAGCTATTATTACAAAGCCGTTGAACCTGTATCTGAAGCAGAGATTGAAGGAAAGGTTAGAAACATTTTCTCTGAAAGCAAGTCCAGATACGGGGCTAGGAAAATCAAGAAATGCCTGGAAGCTGAAGGCATCTGCTTGTCTCGCCGACGGATTCGGCGCATCATGAAGCGCCTAAATTTGGTCTCTGTTTACCAGAAAGCTGTCTTCAAGCCTCGTTCTAAAGGGAAGAACGAAGCTCCCATTCCTAATCTCTTAGATCGACAATTCGATCAACACAAGCCTTTAGAATCCCTTGTCACGGACTTGACCTATGTTCGTATGGACCAGCGTTGGGCTTACGTTTGTCTCATCATCGACCTCTTTAATCGAGAAATCATTGGCCTATCAGTCGGTTGGCAGAAGACCGCAGATCTGGTAAAGCAAGCAATTCAGAGTATCCCTTATGCTTTAACCAAGGTCAATCTTTTTCATTCTGACCGTGGCAAGGAGTTCGATAATCAGCTGATTGATGAGATGCTAGTGGCCTTTGGTATCACCCGTTCTCTTAGTCAAGCTGGTTGCCCTTATGACAATGCCGTGGCTGAAAGCACCTACCGTGCTTTCAAGATTGAGTTTGTTTATCAAGAACAATTTTCAACACTGGAAGAACTGGCCATCAAGACAAGAGACTATGTCCACTGGTGGAACCATCATCGCATTCACGGTAGTCTCAATTACCAAACTCCCATAGCTAAGCGAGGTACCGCTTAAGAAAAACACTTTATAAGACTGTACAGAAAACTGTTGCCTTTTCACCTTATCCTCTGGGATATGAATACCATCCACTTTATAGTGTTTGGTTTCATTCCACTCTGGCATGATATGCATCAATGTCTCTCTTAGGTTTTTGTTCATAATTTGAACAATACCTTTCTGCTCACTCTCTGGCTTAGAAAACTTGAATGAACCACGAGTTTTAGCACGACAAACTTGTAGCCCCATCACTTGAGTGTCCTTATTAAAAGCAATCAACACATGGGCAGGGTAATCTAATTCTTGAACAATCCCCTTACTGAAGGTAATAAAATTCTTATTGATTGTCATTGTGTACTCAAATGAAGCACGTTCAACTGTTACTACTTCTAGGTTAAAATCTTTAAAACGCATATTGGTTCCTCTTTCTTATTTGAATATATTATAAATGTCTTTGGACTTCCAACTGGAATCAAGCACAATAAAATCCCTCAACATACCAGACTTGATTTTCTTGATGTAGAGTTTAGGAGCATTTACTTTAGTTGTAGATTTCGATTTTCTTCTTGGATGTTTAAGTAATTGCTGCACTAGCTCCCATCTAGAATCTGGTATGATAGAGGGAATTCCATTTTTAAGACGGTACTTGGGTTTCTCACCATTGTTCTTGCGAGACTTATGGCTGAAACAATCGACCGTAAAAGTCTTCTGCATGATGATTTCACCCTTATACTTCTCGTTTTTGAGTATATTGTAGATAGCTAGGTTTGACCAAGTATCCAGCCCAGTAACCGTGGGTATCTTATTTTTCATCAATGATTCAGCAATCTCTCGTGCAGACATACCATCGATATAGGAGCCATAAATGAACTTCACAATTTTAGCTTCTGAATCATCAATGATGATACGACCATATTGGTCTTTGGTATATCCCAACAAATTATGTGTTGGAATGATTGGGATACCACGCTTAAACCTTTCGATAACAGACCATGTTATTGACGCACTTTTTTGCTCACTCTCACCTTGAGCCACGATAGACATAACCCCTAAAATGAATTCACTGTTGGTATCAAGTGTATTGAGGTTAATATCCTCTATGTATATGCCAACAGGATTTGGTAAAGTCTTCAGCTCACGGTATATGCCGATGAAGTCTAGTTGATTACGAGCAAAGCGACTGACACTCTTTACGATTATCAAGTCGATATTACCTGCTCTACAATCTTCAAGCATCTGTAAGAATTGTTCACGCTTTTTGATGGTTGTTCCAGAAGCACCTTGGTCTGCATATATTCCAGCTAACTTCCATTCTGGGTTGTTATTTATTTTCTGGGTATAGGTCTGCTTTTGAAGTTCAAAACTCCCAGATTGAGATTCATCAAAAGTACTGACACGACAATAGGCTGCCACACGCAGTTTTTTCGTCTTTATATCAGTATATTCACTTTTAGCTGGAATAATTTCAACAACACGTTCATTCTCAAAAGCTTCACGAATCCGTTCTTGCTGACGAGTTGTCTTTCTAGTATTCCTTCTTACCATAGTAGTTTACCTCCTTTCCAGAAATCTACATCTACAATTATATCTAACAGGACGTTGGTACAAAAATAATCACTGTAAAGCAAAAAAGATAGCAAAATTGCTATCTAGACTTATTATTGAATTTAGTGAATTATCAATAATTTTTTAAGAAATTATACAAGCGAGGATAGTCAAATAGAAGATTATTTGACCAAATTTTACCTCTAGAGTTCGGTCTAAGTAATAAATTACCAGCCTCATGGAACTTATAATCAAAAAGCGGTGAAATCACAAAATTATTATACAATACTTCTCCTTCCTCTCCCAAAGTACCAAAATAGATAATATTAAATATTTCTTGTTCTAGTCTATCATCAATGTTAGGTGTCTTACTATTAAAAATTGTACCGTATACGGTGTTGACTATCCCTAGAACCTTAAATAGTTCAGCAGCTAGCATCTGATATGGAATCTGACCATTATAGCATTTTTTATTACTGAACATCAGATCTTTATCAACATTCTCATGTTGCATTAAATAAGGAATAACTTGTCGGTTTTGGAAAATCTCACGATTTTCAAGAAGTTCCTCAAAAATCAAATCATCTATACCTACGCATTTCCCATCCCGAATTTTTATAACTTTATCTGAATTCGAGATATAATCCCCCCCAGTTTCTGGTGAATAATTCTCTAGGGGAAAGTGGTATTCTAGTTTTTTTACTTGACCATACAACTTTATTTTTTTAAAAAATGCGAATTCCATAAGTCCATTCATTTGACCTTTAGCTTCAAAAAAAGGTTGTAACAGCTCACTAATAGTGTTATAAATGAACCATGTATCTCTCTGATTTGTCTTTTCTATCGTACTTGGTTTTACATGACTAGCACCTAAATCAATTAATTTAACAGAAAGGCTATCTTCACCAATAATGCCCACATTTATTTCTGTCCCAAAATAATTTGAATAATAATGTTTTAATTTATCCTTTATAAACCTTATTCCCGTATCGACTGACTTAGAGTCGGAACTCGTAACTGACTTATATTTTTCAATATCCTCTAATAAGTTACTTGAAAATAGAGAGTTACATATCAGTATATTATCAAGATGCAAGTCACCATGTCGAATATTGCTTTTAATTAAATACGAAATCCCTCTGAGAAAGTAGACTGATATATTAATAGATTCTTGAAACAAGGGGCCAAAAATTGAGTTATATTGAAGTAATTCCTCACCAGGTGAAAGTTCAGATAAAATATTCCAGAAAGAAGTTCTATTATCTAAATAATCTTTCAGAGTCATTGAGTTTCCTACAAATTCCATTATTGAATAAACCACTTCAACTGGTTGACTCAAAATACCAAGGTCATGTACTCTAGCAATTGAATCTGCCAGATTCAAAGTACTATTCTTAATTGACTCTGTCAATGCTTTTTCCTTAGAAATATGATCTGTAAAAAAATATAGTTTCACTAGTTGCTCAATACCTAACATTTTATGTAAAACTCTGTATGTAATTCCGTTTGCTCCATAAGATAATTGAGCTATGAATTCTAAATTATGAAAAGGATAAAGGCCGTTATCCAATTGAAAAGGGCATTCATCATACAATAATACCCCACTTTGGCAATCTATTCTTAATTTCGGAAGAACTTCTTTTTCTATGTACTCTTTAGACATAAGTTATAGTCTCTCCTAACTATACGAATTTCTCTATAAATAGTATACCATAAAGGATGTACTACTGTTATCATATCTTACCTTTTTAAATAAAGTTCTTAAAAAAGTTTTTACTGATGTTCATAATAGAAAAAGATACTTTCTAACGATTTGATACTTTTTAACGTTTAGATTTTTTGCAGACATAAAAGTCGGACTACCATTCCATGAGAGTTTCTAGTTTCCACCAATAACTGCAAAAAAGCCTTGAAACAGGCTGATTTCAAGGCTTTTATTACGTTAAATTGTATCAATTAACTTCTTCTTATTTCGAATAATAGAAATTTGTAATACAATTTTAAGTTTTTCCTTTCTAGGGGTGTGCAAGGCGGTAAAAAGGGTGTGCATAATAGAACAATTCAAGTATCATTATACCACATTACACAAAGAAAATTTCCTATTTTATAAATAGCTTATCCGCCCTAGGTATACATACATCAGCCATTTTCTAGCTTTCATTTTTTCAAAAAATAAAGAATGAGATAAAATAGCTAGTTCCCCCTCAGTTTTATAGAAATATATCACCCTCTACTTAAGCTATCACTTTTAGAGATTCACCTTCACCTTCAACTTTCACTCCAATACTTCTCTACTATATAAGAAAAAACCTGATGTCTCCATCAAACTGAAAAATGATATGATTACTTGAAATAATGACAGAATATGGTATAATGAAATAGAAAAAGGAGCTGAGCGGGAACTCAACTCCAATGTAGAACCGTTTAAGACGGTGACTCGTTTTACAGATTAAATCCGTCCAACCTAGTCAAAAGTGGGGACGGATTTATTTTTTGTCCTTATCTTTGAAGATTTTATAGCACAAGCCAATCAAAGTAATGGTAAAGCTACCAAAACTTAAGATAGTTTGTACAACTTCAAAAGCGGTCAAAAGAGGCTCTTTGTCAACTGTAGTGGGTAGATGAAAAGCTAACACCTAGAGAGGACCAAATTGGTCTTCTCTCGTTTTATGTTTAAAGCAATGAAAATCCGCTTTTTAAAGTTTTCAAAGTTTCGAAAGCCAAAGGCATTGCGTTTGATGACTTTGATGAGATTATTCGTCGCCTCAAGTTTGGCATTTGAGTAAGGCAATTCCATGGCGTTGAGAATCTTATCCTTGTCCTTCAAAAAGGTATTAAATACGGTCTGGAAAATCGGGTCGACAGTCTGCCGAGTGTCTTGGATAAGTCCAAAAAACTGGTCAGCTTGCTTCTCCTGGAAGTGAAAAAGCAGTAGTTGATAGAGCTCGTAGTGTTCTCTCAGTTCTTGAGAATAGCCGAGCAGTTTAGCGACAATCTCCTTATTGGTCAAATGCATCCGAAAGGTCGGGCGGTAAAACCGCTTGTCACTGAGTTTTCGACTGTCCTGTTGTATCAATTTCCAGTAGCGTTTGAGCGTCTTGTATTCATGCGATTTGCGGTCAAAAGCATTCATGATTTGGGTACGGACACGGTTCATAGCACGGCTGAGATGTTGCACAACGTGGAAACGATCAAGCACGATTTTAGCATGAGGAAAAAGTTGTTTGGCTAGTTGATAGTAAGGGCTAAACATGTCCATAGTGATGAATTTAACGCGGTTTCTGACCTGTCTAGGGTATCTCAGAAAGTGATTTCGGATGGTTGCTTGCGTTCTTCCATCAAGGATAGCGATGACATTTAGGGAGTTGAAATCTTGAGCGATAAAGCTCATTTTCCCTTTCTTGAAGGCATACTCATCCCAAGACATGACTTCTGGAAGCTTAGACCACTCCGTTTCAAACTTAAACTCGTTGAGTTTTCGAATAACTGTAGATGTAGAAATGGAAAGTCTGTGTGCGATATGTGTCATTGCTTGCTTTTCGATGAGTAATTGTGCGATTTTCTGGTTGACAGCGACAGAGATTTGATGGTTTTTCTTAACAATAGGAGTTTCAGCGACCGCTATTTTCCCACATTCCTTGCATTTGAAACGACGCTTTCGAAGGCGGATAAGTAGCGGGTAGCCAGCAGTTTCTAAGTAGGGGATTTTAGAGGCTTTCTGGAAGTCGTACTTAGCCATTTGTCCCTTGCAGGAAGGGCATTTAGGGGCTGTGTAATCCAAGTGACCGTGGAGTTCTAAGTGTGTTCCCATGTCGCATTCATTAGTGATCGTGATATTTTTGTCTTTCATTTTGAGAAAATTTGTGATAAGATTTAGTTGTTCCATATGAGTCTTTCTAAATGATATTTTTGTCGCTTTTCATTATAGGTCATATGGGACTTTTTTTCTACACTGAAAAAGGCTCCATAATCTCCACAGTGGATTTACCCACTACAGATATTATAGAGCCTCAAAAGAGTGCTCCCTCCTTTCCGTCAGATTTTGATGAATTGCCCATAGACATCACCTCTCTTTCGGATTCAGGAGCCACCGTCTTCACTTTTCTACAAACAATATTATACTACAAAAGTCGATAGAATGAAACTACCTGTTTCAGTCTAGTACTAAATATAAAAATAAAGAGTGATGAGAAAATCACATAATGATTTCCCAACCACTCTTGACGAATGCTATCCAAAATAGTAATCCACTAATTCTTGGATTTTTCCTTCCTTCGCTGCTGGAACGGTGTCACATAGTACAAAATTCTTCCGACTAATATCCTGTGCATAATGACCAAAGATAAAATTGGTTGCAATGTTATAGATAATTTCCGTCGGTGCGAATCCATAAACTTGCTGTTCTAAGATATGCTTTAAGCGATGGGATTCATCTGGAAAGGCAGAAATCAAGCCCTCGCTATTATACAATCGTTTCACAATTTCAGTAATATAGAGCCCAGATTTCATGTAGAGGTCTATAAAAGTCTTGTCTGGGTCATCAAAAATCCCTGGATTTTCTTTTTCGAGGTCATCCACCATCTTCTTTACCACACGTTTTGGAGTAAAGATTTGGTTGGTCTTTTGAGGAGGAATATAGTCAAAAATATCCTCCTGATTATCTTTGAAATAATCTGCTAGCTCAGCTTTTTTACGAAGAAATTCCTGAATGGCCTCATCAAATGTTGCAGTATCAAAAAGATGTCCATCAAAATCCTGACCTCCATCTCGCAGATAACGAAACTGTTCTGTCGTGATGCCTGTCACTTCGTAAAAGACAGACTCAGGCACATAGGTATCGAAATTCTGCAAATTGAGTTTCTCATCACCATAGGCCATGATGAAACTAGGAATTGTTCTTGCAAATCCTCGCAAATGTCCACGAATTTCATCTTCTGCTACATCTCTAGCTTTTTCTACCTTCTTAACCTCTAATTGTTCAATTAAAGTTTCGGGTAATCGAGTGACTGTTTCTTTCAGATTTTCTTCCAGCTTCGTCTTAAAGGCCTGCCTTGTTTCGATTATTTTTTCGGCAAGGTCGGCTTTTAGATTTTCTTGCTCCGTTTTATCCTCTGTCTGATGAAGGCGTTCTTTAAATTCTTCTTGAATATGTGCTTCAGCGATTTGGCGCTCCATCTCATGACGCTTCACTTGATTGTCCAGAGTTTCCTTAATCTGAGTCTCTATCACCTTTGTTTCTTTCGATTTCAATCCATACTCAGCTCTTAGTTCATCCATCAAAACAGGGGCTACAGCCTTGGTTACTTGCGTAACGAAATTAGCTTTAGAAGGATCTTCTGCTTCTGCCAGCACAGTGGATACAGATTCTCCTAGGCCATAGATCTTTTCACCAAATAGTTTTCCTTGCTGGTTGATGACAATCGTTGTATCGACTACCGCTTCTCCATTTTCATCGACGGTAACATGCGAAAAGTCTAAAAAGTCGTTCTCTGAACTAGTAGCCATTTTCCCATTTTCAGCAACTGGTAATTGGTCCAAAATATCAAGAACCGTTTGAGACGCTCTAAAAATACCTGCAATGTTATCAAAAAGGAGATTAGACATAAAGCCTCGTTTGAGAACTTCTGCCGCCTTAATCTGGCGAGGGATCGTGAGAACAGCCTTAGCATCAATTTCAACCATCTTCCCTTCTCGGTCTTCAGCGATAACTGGGAAGAAATTCAAGAGTTCGCGGATATTATCTTCTCTAGTGGTACTTGTCCCTCCACCGGATACTGTCGCTAAGGACAAGTTATTCGCAAACTCATCAAAGAGAATCAGGGTGCGCTCAGGGGCAAAGTCAAAGACATAGGCATTTTCTTTACGGTAATGATTGCCCTTGCTATCTGTCCAGCTATGAGGATTTTGAGCCCGAAAGGCTGCCTGCATGTAGAGAGCTGGTGACTTGATATTCGACAACATTAGAACAGCTGACCATTCTGGAATCGTCACACCAGTCGTTAATTGCCCCACAGATAGCGTAATCGTCTTGTCATTTGATTGAATAGCCTTGCGCACTGCGTCTAATGATTTCAACTTGGCACGGTCATCATCTTCTGACATTTTCCCATCTCCAGCTGCTAAGACAATCTGATAGTTTTCATAAATGGGATGTTCTTCCAATAATGTCTTTAGAGCTTTTGCAGAAGCGACACGGTCTAAGAGCCAAAAGGTATGCTTTAACTCATTTCTGAGTTCCCTGGTTGAAAATGGATATTTTTCGTTCGTACTCAGGGTATCTAACCAATTTTTAACGGCTTGCTCATAGATAAACTGACCGGATTCATTGGTCGCAAAAAACTCATTTAAATCAAAGGCAAAATCAATGTTGCCACCATCCATCTGCACTCCGTCTTCTAATTGCTCACCAATCATATTCGACATCTGGTAGGTAAACATATTGAGTTGAGGCAGATTTTCATAGAGGTTTTCTTGCTCGACTTCTTTTAACCACCTACTTTTGGCTTTCTGTTCATCTGCATAAGACCAATTGAAAATTTGCTCAGCAGTGAAATCTCCCTTTGCCAACGCCTTAAATGGTGTCCCTGACAAGTGCAAGGTGAAATTTCTCTTAATCTGTTGGAAAGCTGTATCTGTCTTAAAGGTATCAACTCCTTCATGCGCCTCATCAATAACCAGTAAATCCCAAGTCGTATCGGTTACCCACTTGAGTTTAGTGTAATTGCCCCCAAAAAAGATTGAGCCTTTCAAGTCTTGCAAACTCAAAAATGCAATTTGCCCTAGCTCCTCAGTTTCATCTAAGTGAGATTTTAAATAGTCCGTATAGTCTTTTCGGCTCAATACAGGACGGTCTTTCAGACTATCTGACTCAGAAACAAACTTATAATGCGTTTTTCCAGCGATAAATGTCTCAAAATCATCAAACCATGAATTGGCAATCGCTGGACGGTTGGTCACAATCAAAACATTTGTCGCCTGTGTCCGACAAATCAAATCATAGGTAGCTAAGGTCTTTCCAAAGCGAGGTTTCGCATTCCAGAGAAACTTACCAGAAGGGTGCTTGACCATGTAGGCTGCAGTCTTTGTGACGGCCTCTTCTTGCTCCTGCCTCAAAACGTACTCTTGTCCCTGTCCAGGTTGATAATCGGACACATCGTGCACGACGAATTTATCAAATAACTGCTTGGCTTTATCAGGATGACCATTAAAGTAAAACCACTCCGTCCTCGGACGACGCTCTACCTTGTGAAATTTGAGAAATTGGTGAAAATCATGGTCCTTAAACGTCTTCCCTTTATCAGGTTCTGTCAGATACTCCGCCTTTTCAGACCAGAGAATATCGGTTGTCACATGCGCCGTGTGGGTTTGTTCCTTAATTCGCTTTTCTACCTCACGCTCCGTATAGCCAATCTTGATCCACCCATCATTGTCAAGATTTTTAGGTGTGGTGTAGGCATAGATTTTGGGTCTGATTTCTTTTGAAGTTTGAATCTTAACCAT